TTTTTTTTAATTATATAAAAGTGTACTCATCTATAGTTACACTTTTTACTTCTTATTTACTACTCTCAAACACATCCGTAGTTACTGCGTAAAGCTCTGCTGTTCTATAATGATTATCATTTATGAACTTAGCTGTAGCGTAGTAACCAAGCGGTGAGTTTAAGTTTACTTTGTTATTCTTAGAGAAGAATATAAACTTACTTAATCCATTAAGCTCGTTATAACCTAAAGTAGTTTCAGCTATAATAACCGGCGCACTACTTGTAGGGTTTTGTATTTCACGTATTTCACCGATCTCTACTATAGTGTTTTCAGCACTACCACCAACGTTAGTAGAAGCTGAAAAACCACCAACCGTATTTGTGTCGACGTAGTACACGGTGTCACCAACTTGACATGAAACGTTAAGTGGTGCAGAAAATGTTAATGTTGCTGAAGGCATATTAAGGAGTTACGTTTACTAGGTTATCAATAAAAATAGGTACAGTGCTAGTAATATTTATTTGAGGTACATCTAAATATCCTTGCACCATCAAGTCGCCACCGACTAAAGATGTTATAACCTGCTCTACAGATATTCCTTCGTTTATATCACCAGATATTTCTACAACTCTTGATTGCTCTACGTTTGGATCTGCTGGACTTATATCGAAAGCAGGGATACTAGTGTCAACCGCGGTTACTTCAATACCCGTAATTGTGACTTTATCACCGCTTACTGCGGCGCCAACAGGTATTTGGCTGACAATCTCAAATTGCTGAGCAGTAGTGTATTCTGTAGTACTAGGTCTTATTCTACTTGCAGAAGAAGTAACTAAATCAGGAACAAAAGACAAACTTCCTAAACCACCTACTGTTCTTCTAGGTTTAGCACTAGAGTTTAATGCAAGAGTCTTACCTGATCCAGCTGGTACTCTTAAGCTAAATGAAGCTAAGCTACCTCTATTCTCTATAAATGTAATACTAGTGTTTTGTGCTATGTTACAAGCAGTGCTGAGTATTACAAAACCATCTCTAATCTCTGAGACAGTGGTCTCATGCGGTACTGAAGTGTTGCTTGATACATCAATAACTATCATACCCTCTTTGATACGACCATTTTGTTTGCTTATAGTCAGCTTCGTCGAAGATCCGCTTGTTTCGCATATAGCAGTTACTCTACGAGAAGTTGGTAGTGGCCTATCGCTGTTAGTGTTAGCTAGTCTAGTTACAGTCGCAGTAGGTATAACACCGAAATCAGATGCTGTTTGAGTTGTTGGGGTAATAGTAATAGTTCTAACACCTCTTTGTGTCATGCTCATATCACCTGGTGCAGTAGGAACTCTACTAGCTAAAGTAGATGTTTCGCTACCAACTATTCCACTTATAGTAGCGTCGTATCTAGTGTCAGCTGTTACAGATGGTAACGCTACATAGTGACGTATAAAACCTGAGTTAGGTATAGTACCAGTGATCGGGGCTGGATTATCTACGAAAGTGTTTGTTACAAAGTTGTAGTGACCCGCACTAGAAGCTGTAACACCACTAGTTAAGCTAGTTTTCTTTTCAAACGAAAGTTGATACTTGCTGCCCGCTGATCCGTTAACTAATATTGATTTCATATTAGGTAGAGCCATAGCTTCTGAATCCATAACAACGCTAGATATACCAGGTATGTCAGCCGCTGCAGCTGGTGTTTCGATGAGAGCTTTAATTATAGCTTTATGTGACAATGCACACATGTCTACCGGATCTTGAACTAGGTAGCCAGATGTTGGTGGCGTGTATTTTATCTTAACAGTAAACTGTGTTATGTTACCACTTGTAAGTGTTTCTTCAACTTCAGCTTCATAGTAGCCTTCGTATTCACCAAGATCTACAAATATAACGGCAGGAGCAAGATCTCCACCTTGGTAATAGCTAGTTCCAGTAGCGCTAAACGTATAACTAGCGATGATATTTGTCTCACCTTCTGCTACGTTACCAGAGTGTTCAGTAACAACGTGGCTAGTGTTAACCACGTTAGACGTAGATATACCTGTTACTGCGTTAATAGTCTCAGTTGCATTATCAAGGTTGTCGTACTGAACTAACAAACATGATGATCTGTCTCTACTGCTCTTAGCTTCTGTTTCATCAATATCTAATATAGTAGTGCTATCGCCAGACGGATTAAAGTCTGACCTCAAGTTGACTGTTACTTTGACTGTATTCGCAGGATCGCCAGCAACGCTAGTGTCAGAGAACACAACACTAGATACCGCTGAGTTAACATTGAGAGCGCTACCAGTTTTAATCTTAGTGTCAGAGTCTACAGTGAATGTACCAGTAGGACTTTCGTTGCCATCTTGAAGCTCAAAGTTAGAAGCCGTGACTGGGTGACCAGTATACACACCGTCATAAAAAGGACTAATTATCATCTCTACACTTTGACTAGATCCAATAGCTGTTCCAACAGTAGCTGAATAAGTAGCGCTTGAAACTGTCCATCGAGTTATACCTACAGCTTGTGGGCTTCCATCAGTATCATCCATACCTGATTCTGACGAACTTATGTTATTGATAAACGTTAGTGTAGCTTGGTTACCTACGGTGTTATCGCCGTGGACGATACTAGCTTGGCCAATACCTTGAACAGAAAACTCTCTAGTATCTAAGTTGGTTAAAGCTGTAGTTTCTCCAGTAGGATATGCATAATATTTACCTTCCTTATTCTTGAAATAAAGCTCACCGCATGTTTGAAGATTTGTTTCTAGATTATCAACGTACCAACCAAGTGGGCTTTCGTTTTTACCGAATATATTGTAGTACTCACCGTCATTTACATTATCAGTGTCTACTAAACCGTTGTTAGTGCTGTAGTCTCCGTTAAAATAGTTTTGGTTATTAAGAGACTGGAATACTGGAACGGCTGATTTTGAGCCTTCGTACTTAATAGTTGAGAAACCTTTAACAGATTCAGACATCTCATTAAATACAGCGGTTACGTCAGACTTGTATTGAGTACCATAAAATTGATTTTGAGAATTTGATGTACCTGCGTCTTGCTCGTAGTGATGTTCCCAAATTAAACCGTTTTTAAACGTATAGTATTTATTATTTAAGCTTACACCTGTATCAGGATAATACGACTTAAAACTTATCCAACCTTTTGAGTACTCACTGTAAGATACTGTAGTCTGCTCGTGAGGTTGCGCTTGGTAGTTTTCGTATTTTTTGTTTATAGTAATATTATACTCTTTCTTTCGAGAGTCGTAACTACCTCTTGCTGTACCCACGTATTCAGCCATGTAATCAGCGAAATAATCTTTCATACCTACCGCCGATATCTCTCTTACACCGTCACCTGAGTTTGACAAAGCTAAGACCTTACCTCTAATAACGTCTGTAAAGTACGAAGAGCTAGGAGTAACAGCTAGTGATTCAGGGTTTCTACCGATACCGTATCTACCAGCATACGGAGTTACATCACCAACAACAGCGTTGCTAGACACAAGCTGAGGATTACCATCAGCATTATATAACGCATCTTTGTTTGTAACCGCTCTAAGCACCTTGTCTTCACAGAACATAACTAATCTAGTCTCTCTGTTAAGTAGTCGTTGTATACTACCATATACCGGATTGATATCTTTCGTTATAGGTTCAGCTTGAATAAACTGATTAGTCTCATTGATACCGCTATTACCATTGTATATACCAGACCAAATTAAACCGTGCTTACGTCTCTCTTCTACTAGTAAAGATGGATCTGCTAACACAGTTGATGCTTTAACACCGTTATCCATTTGAGGATCATTGAACATGTCTCTGACTCTGTCCGACTCAACTCCATTACCAAAGCACCAGCAGTTACTCCAGTCTAGGTAATGTGTTTGATAAGGTGTTTGTAGAGATACTAATTCCTCTGACGGGCCACCACTTAATTTCAGCGTCGTACCACCAGCAGAAGAAGAGGCTTGTATGTCTAGCCTAAGGTCTAGCGAGTAGTTATTATACTTGTTAAACCTCACAACTTGGTTTTCTATAAACTGATAACCTTGAGTTAGCGCTGGTGTGAACGTAATAGTTTGCTCGTCCCAACCCGTAATCGTGTGTGTTGTTTCAGGTATAGTGTCAATGGTTTGAGTAGCTTCTTGCGCTGGTAAAACAAATGTAGATCCAATAGGCAGAAGCTCTTCGTTAGTTGAGTTGTCTAGTACAATTGGTATCTTTGGTGAAGCTTGGTAGTAAATATCGAGTTCAACAGACTCTCTAGGTTCTATCTCCCAAACCGCTGGGTTTTCAGTAAACGTGTCATCTTGGCCAGTTAAACTGCTGATAGGCTCTAGTATTTGTATTGTATCAAAGTCACTAAAGTCATGATGTAAAGCTCGTCTGTAGCCATCTTCCGAACTGATTGGACCTCCTAAAGTTGGTGGCTTAGTACCTTTAACAGGGTTATATCCACGTGCCGTGTCGCCAATTGCTGGAAAAACTTTTATTGTCCAGCGCTGACGCATATTTTCACGTCTAAACTGATCTTTATTACTGTAAAGAGTAGAGAGTGTTCTGAAGTTTCTTATGCCAAAAACACCTGTATAATTGGTTGTTCCATTAGCATAAAAATTAGGATTACTATAATCTATAGTTGTAGTGGAAGAACCACCATATCCGTATGTGCCTTGAACAGTGTATTCTTGTGCGTCTGGATCTCTACTGAACCTAAATGTAGTGTTAGGCGTAACCAGCTCTTGTATAAACTCCCAAGCGTCTTGGCTTTGTTGATCGTTTTGAAGCAGGTGGTTGAAGTTTTGATTATCCGCACCTGGCGTGTTATACCCCGGATTAGCACCAACCCACGATATATCAATATAAGAGTAAACACCATCTGTCCATATACCTCTACTTGGTTGGCCTCTATGCTCAGCATTAGAAGAGGAGCTACCAGGAGTGTTAGCCACTGTATTTACAACTCCACCGAAAGTAATACCACCTTCAGAATAGTTACTCGCTAAACCACCTATAGAATAGAAGTCGTCGTCAATACCCATTTGACCAGGCCTGTTGTAACCGTCCCAAGAGTATGCAGTAGCTTGATCAATAAAAAAGCAATTAGCATTATCTATAGACTGCCAAAAACCAGAAACACCACCACCACCGAGTATAGTACCTAAGTGATTGTTAATAGCTTGTATAGGGTTATCATCTATATCATCAGCAGATACATAGTCGCTAGTCCAATCGTAGGCTGGGGTATGATAAGACCACTCAGTTGGGTGTAGCGAGTCGCCTGAGTCACTAGGTAAAACAAAAGTAGAGCCTAAAGCCTCGTTGCCATTAATATCTTCAGCAAAAGATATACCGTATGGAAATGCACCCGAACTAGCCTCAATTGTTGGAGGTACAAGAGACCCGTCTGCCGCGACGTTGTTGTACCCGTTGTTGTTTAAATATCTTAACTCCCAAGATAAAGTAGGTACTAAATCTTGATTTTGATCTATTAAAACATATTGCTGTACTAAAGAGTCTTTATAAATCTTAACAAAAAATCTACCGTCAAACTCGGGCTTGTTTTGAACTTCGTATTCTATTAACTCTATACGTATCGTGTCAACAGCGTCTGCAGCACTTTCTGTTGGCGACGTAAACGCCATATCTTGGCCGAAGACTTTGGTTGTAGTTAGTATAAAATCGCCACTACCTTCTGGATTATTTTCAGTTACAGCGCCGTCCTTTATTAATCTAGATACTTCGTACTCTTCAGACTGATTGTTACCAAAAGAAACCTTTAAATATAGTTCATCAGGAGTTAACACGTGTAGCTTATCTCCGAACGCTGTAATAAAGTTACCACCAGAAATCTGTATCTTGTTAGAGTTAGGTAGAGGATACAAGTTACCACTCGCTTCACCGATAACACCTAAAGTACCTGTTACTGAACCTAGAACTTTTCTAGTTCTTTTTATGAAGTCTGGAGCTTCGTTTGATATAGCTAATACTTTATATCTGTTGTCTATTTTTACAGCAGTATCTTGGCCTGCTGCTTTCTTTAGTATAATAGTGTCGTCTTCTTGTATTTTATTTCTATCAGCAGAAGGAAACGATAACCATATATTTCCGTCATCAGCGTTATACCATCTGTCATTAGCCATAGTATAATACTCCGCTGACGGCTCTTTAATGTAATACGAGAAGTATTTTGCCCAACTAGGTACGTTAGCTTTTTTAGGATCAAATGATACAGATATTCTATTTCTAGTATCAGAGTAGTTTATAGGTATAGATATTGAAGAAGACTTCGAGCTCAATACTGGAGTTTCTCTACCGTACTCATCGCTAAATACTACACCAACTTGGTATTTACGTATGGACTTAACCGAAGGTGGGGCGTAGTTAAACTCTCCATCCGCGTACGTAGTTCTTTCGCAACCTACGTTTAAGCTCGTGCTTCCGTCTACGGTGTAGTTCTGAACATAGTTACCATATATTAATCTATTAGCTGTAATTTCCTGCGCTAACGCTTTCCTTGGTACGTTATCGTAGGGTCTGAGTAACTGATTAGATGGAACTACAGCATGTATAAGATCTGTGTTTATTAACAACTCGCCTCTGTCTCCATCTGTAATACCGTTTGCTGAAGGCCACTCTGTGTCTGTAGGCTTAATAGTTTTAACAGAGTATACAGTTGGGTTGTTTGTTTCTTTGTACAGTATATCGATCTCAACCACATCTTCAGGCATGATATCTTCATTACCTACGAAGCCAGATATCTTTAAACCTCTAAGCTGATTAGACATGCCAAAGTTATAACCTTTCTTTGGTTGATACTCGTAGTCATCAGTTAAAAACGCTACCTCACTAAACGGCGCGAACGTTGAGTACTCACCATCTTGATACTTGTATCTATAAGAAAATCTAGGGAACTTGTGTTTAAATATAACATCTTTAGTATCGAGCTTAACGCTTAACGTGTCTGTAGATGTTCCGTTTAAATAAGCTTGACCATCTACACTAGCACCTAAAAACTCTACAATAAAAGGACCGAAAGATATATTATTCGCATTAGTTATAGGTGAATTTAAAACTCTAACTCTAATATCAAAATAATCTTCTTCAGGTAGGTCTTGATCTAAGTTGTCTTGTAGCGTGATAAGTAGTATATCATCATCTCTAAAATCAACCTGATCATCAAATGTAATGCTTGCTGCGTTAGTGTAGTTCTGATTACCTGACGTTACGTTACCAAAGCTTAATGATACATTTGACACAAAGCCCTCTGTCGGGTTTACATCGCCATTAGATTTTATACGCTCAACACCAGTTCTGAACATGTCTAGCTCTAACGGTTGAGTTGGTGATTTTCTAATAACAGTGACGTGACTTTCGTCTACATATACAGGTCTCGCACCCGCGTTGTTAACCGCAACAGAAAGTATGTTTTCTACGTTAGCGTAAGCGTTGTTAGTTTTTACTAGTCTAGTGTGGAAGTTGTCAGTGTCTCCGTTAAATGTTTGAGTCGCTTCTGTATTTAACTCTACTGTTCCACCTGTTCCAGCAATGCTTCTGCTGATGCTAATCTTCTTAGGCTCGTGCTCATTATCTGTCCAGTATATAAAATCATCTAAAATATTAATACCAGTTATCAGCGTAAACTTAGAAAAGTTTAAAACTCTTTTTGACTCAAACGTTAAAGCGTTCGTGTCAGATAGACCGTGAGCTTTGTTGGTAGTAATCTTCCACTTGTTAGTGCCACCACTTGTGTCGTACTCTACATTTGTCACGATCACATCACTAGTTAAAATAGTATTAGGCGTAGTAGCGGTACTAGTTATATTCATACCTACTCTTACACCTATATTGTAAATAGAGCTACCAGCTCCTAATGCTATATGGAAAGTTGTGTTTGATCCTGGCGTGCCGGACACAGTTGTATCTACACCGAATATATCTACAAACACATATTTGTTAGTTTCTTTTACAGTGTCATATTCTACTATGTAATCTTTACGTGTGCTATTATATGATGAAGAGTCATATTGATCTCCACCAGAAACTAAATAGTAAATCTTATCTTTGCTGGCATCTGCTACAGAACCAACGATAGTATGTTTAACAGTTGATCCGCCGTATAGGTTTTGAGCAGCTCCAGTGCTGCTATAGTTAACAAGAGCTCTGCTTTTATTACTAAACAACGACTGAACAGTTCCTATGTCAGAACCGTCAGACGTAGATATCTGTATATTGTTTGCGTCTCTATACTCGCCCGGCGGGACAAGACGTTCGTCCATGTCCTTGTTCATGCGGGCTTTTGAGAAGTCTTTTCTCAACTCTGCCATATGTTAGTGCTTGATTATTTTAGAGCTACCTCTAAGTACTTGAGTTAATTCTTCTAGCTTAATATTTGAAAGCCTAAGCTTGGCTTTTCTTGTCTCAGCGAACTTCTCTCGCTTGAGTTGACCAAGCAAACCGCCTGGTGTATCTTTTCTCGCTGATAGCACTCCGTAAAGGATATGCTTGTAAATAGCTTCTTCAGCAAGCTTCGGTACTTCACAAGCCGTAAGATCAATACCAGCAGCGCTTGTAGATACGATACCGTCACTAATGTATTTGAGTACCACTGTTTTACCCGCTATGCTCGAGCTGAAGTGGAACTTACCTTGAGTTTCATCTACAAAGAACGTACCGTTTGCTTGAGCATACTGAGGCTCAATACCGTATCTACTACCAACTAAATCACCATATACATCATCGATTTCGTCAGCATCTAGATTACCAATATCATTAGCTGTTTGAGCTTTAAACTTATCGAAACTCTCAGAACCAAAGTTGCCGTCGCTGTCTGCCGCTGTTCTCGTTAGGTCGTCATTAGCTCCTGTCGTAGTAAAACCACCATAGCCTTGAACTGCTTCGTTGACGTCAAAAGGATTACCAGATTTATTAGTAGGATATAATCGGCGGAATATACCGCTATCATCAACCCACTGAAGGCTTACATAATTAACATAATCTAAAGGCATAACTAAAACCAAAGATGAAGGCACTTCAACCTCCAAGTCTTTAGTACATTTTAGAGTATCGTAGCTTAACTCTTGTAACGCGCGTATAGCATGGAAGTTTACATCCATACCTAACACGCCTTCACATATCTTACCTCTACCTACGTACGCCGCGTTAAACGAAGCGATAATGTCACTCAGTGGAACATATCGATAATTACCAAAGTCTGGGTTTGTATTATCGTAATATGCTTGAGGAGCTGATTTAATTATACCCATCTATTACAGTTTTTGATTGTTGTTCTCGTTAGCTGTTATCTGAGAAGCCACGTCAAGTAGACCAGGCTTGCTTATTACAATACCAGCTAGACCAAGAATAATATTTACTAGAGTATCTTCTTCAGATACGTGTAGCTCAAAATCTACAGCTACGTTTGAGTTGTATAAAGCTTTTTCGTTTACAACTACATAAGCCCACTCAACGATCTTTGGCTTTCTAAAACACTCTATGTTTACGCCAGATGTTTTATTAGCAAAAGTACCATCAGCTGACGGACCAGCATAAACAAGCACGTCTTGGCCTGAGTTATAACTGTCGATATAAACTGGGCTTTGATTTTGTGTAGTGCTGTAGTGTCTCACTGATTGAGACATGCGGTTCAGTTCGTTAATCGATATCTTGCTGCATACTTGACCGTTGTAGAAAATATTACCTGTCTGATATATGTTATATGTAACACTGTCAGCGGTTATTGTAGCTGGATATGTAGTTCCACTTGTTACAGTCTCTACGCTTAGAAAAGGTCTAAGCTTTAAATCTATTAGTTCGCTAATATCAGTCTCGTCAACCTCAGCTGTCCTATCTGGCTCAGCTCTTTCTCTCTGATTCTTAGCATAAAAATAAGACTCAAATATTTGCATTTGAGCCTGGTTGGCAAGCAAGTTATATTCTTGTGGTGTAATATAACCTCTCTGCTCTTTATTAGCAAGAGCTAATACTCTTTGATATACCGTGTCTACACTTACTGCCATAATTCGTTTTTAAAGTATAGTGACCGCCCCGAAGGGCAGTCACATTACTAATTAGTTTAATCTTTTTTCGATATTAGAGTAAACCTCCATACCTTCATCAGTCTTGAACCATTGTGCTAGAGCAGAATAAGGATGCTCGTCAAACGGAACAGTCATGAGTTTTCTATTGTTAGAACTCCAGATAAAGTATCGTTGATCATTAGATAGCTTAATGATACCCATCTCAACAGCTCTGATACCAAAGTTTCTCAACTGTACGTTATCATCTTTCGCAAGTTCTAAGAACAAAGTTGGATTCTTACGTGCAAATAGTAAAGAATCTCGTTTAAGCTCCTTAGAACTCATCTCTGATACCTTAGATCCAATCTCTACACGCATAATAGCTTCTATGAACTCAATGTCTAGCGATCTAGCTAAGTCTAGAGCTTCGATTTCCATCTCTAGAATATCTAATTCATTAGCAGCTATTTCAACTGGCTTATATTCGTAAAACATTGACCCATTATGTGGATGGTACAATGATAACATCTTTTGTAGAACTGTTTTGTTTTTAGGAACAAATAAAGCACCGTTTCTAAATATGATATGTGAAAGTCTTTGATCACCTTTCATTTCATCTACGAAGCAAGTTCTTTGATTTTCACAATACTTAAGTTCTCTTTCGTATCCTTTTTCTTCGTCAAACCAGTATACACCTGTTGATCTAATTGATCTAGATAAAGGTTTTTTATTACCAGTTAGATAATAAACTCTATCTTTAATCTCCCAAGTATTTTTTGGTTTCTCTTCTACAACTAGAGTTGGTTTAGGTTGTGGTTTTGGAGCTGGTGCTTCAGCAACAACTACTTCTTCTACCACTAGAGGTTCTTCTACAACCTCTACTTCTTTTTTCTTTTTAGCCATAATATAATATAATTAAATAATATAAAACTACCCCACCCGAAGGTGAGGTAGTTTCAGTCAGTATAGTATTAGTTTAACAACATGAAGTTGTTAGCGCCTTGAACTACTAAGCAACGCTCAGATAGCATGTGAAGCTGCATTGCGTCAAGCGCAGATGTAGCAGCACCTACTGAACCAGTCACCCAAGTCTTCATGCGACGGTCATCAGTTTGAGAAGCTCTGTAACGTACGTGTAGGAACGGACGCTTAAGGTTTCTACCTAACTGCTGATCGTATACAGTTGAAGTACCAGCTGGGACAATAACACCGCGAATAGCAGCAGAACCAGCAGTAGCGTTAATACCTCCACGAGTAGCTTGATCGTTTAAGTAACGGAAGTCAGACTTGTAGAAGTCGTAAGATCCGCGACGGAAACCAGAGAAGCCAAGGTTTAGAGCCATGTCTTCGTCGTTATCAAATACTCCGTAAGAAGTACCACCAGCACCGTATGAGTTCATAGATGCAAGCATATCGTCAATAGCTAGAGAAGTTGCACGGTTAAGGAAAAGCATGTTTTCCTCAATAGCACCTTGCTTATCGAACTCAGCTAGAATAGCGTCAAACTCAGCTAGGTCAGTAGCAGCGTTAACACCAGTGATACCAGAAGATAAGTTACCGCGATCTTCGATAGCAGCAAATAAACCTTCAGTACCGATAGCATCACCGTCACTACCAAGGAAAGCGTCAGCGTCGTTAGAACCGCTACCTTTGATACCTTCAATACAAGCCATTTCTAGGTAATCAGTGAAACGAGCGCGAGTGTCAGCTTCAGCCTTTAGGTACCAAAGGTATCCTGATTGACCGTCTTCAGCAGCTACTTCTACCCAACCAATACGAGACGCATCTGATCCAGATACTTCGTAGTAGTCTTTGATAATGATAGGCTTGTTGCTGAAAGACTTGAACGTAGGCTCGTTAGCTCCACGCTGGTCTGTAGCAGCAGCAGCAGCGCTGTTGTAGTTAGTCCCCTTTGCAAACTCAGAACCGTACACAAGTAGTGTAGTAGCGCTAGCAGTTTCAGAAAGACCCGTACAGTCAGCAGCATCATATGGTTCAACTTCGATAGCGGCACCATCTACTTCAGTAACAAGAGCCTTAATAACTTTGTTATTAGAAGCTAAGATTACAGTATCGTTAACACGTACACCGTGAGTAGTAGTGATTGCGTTACCGTCGATATCAGTAGTACAAGTGAACTTACCACCGTTACCTCCAGTGACACCACCGTCAACATCCATTGTACCTTTGTATGAAAGGTGTAAACGACCTTGCTCAGACCAAACAACTTGGTCAGCAGTCATCGCTTCTTCAGCTCCAACTTGTGAAAGGAAACCAGAGATTGTTCTTGGACCGAACACCTCAGCTTCTTTCTCCATTAGATCTGGTACATATTGCTGCGCCCAACCTTCGTTGGCTGTAGCAGCTAAATCTAAATAATTTGATGATAGCGTCACCTTCTGTGGTGCTAATACGCTATTTAAATTACCTCCTGCAGTAATTGCCATAATTTCTTAATTTTACTTTTTGTTTTTAATTTTAAATTTAAAAGAGCTTGAATCATCGCCTAACACACGAACTTTAATACCACCCGCTTCAACCGCACTATGCGATTGTCTTGGATCCATATTAACATTTTTAGACTTAGCTACTGTATCTTTTAAAGCATCAGCCTTTCCTTGTTCGTAGAAGTGTCTAGCGATAGCATCCGCGTTCATGGCTGTAAAAAGACTCTTGTGATAACCATTTGCATCTTCCATCGTATTGTCTTCGTTTAGAAACTTTCTAACGAAATTGTTGATGTCGCTCTGCGTGTCTTTCACTTGGTCAGTATTTTTAACTGAGTACCTGTATGTTTTATCTCCGACGTTATAATCAAAACCTTTGAAACTGTCGTTAAAAACCTGATTGGTCTTCTTGTTAAAAACTAACTTCTGTCTTTCTGCAGTCTTCTGCGTTTGCTCAGACTCTTTATTGTATCGGTTGAAAAAATCAATTGCCTTCTGCTGCTCAGGAGTGAGCTTACTTCCAGCTTTAATCTCTTCGTAGTATTTAGACTTTTGCCCGTCTAAGTAGGCTTTAGCCTCAGCAACTTGCTCTTTTCGGGCTAATTTCTTTCGTTTAATATCTCTGTCGTCATCTATTGATTCATCATAAGCAAATTGATCTTCCATTAGAAAGTCAACTTCATCTGATGATAGATGCGGTTTAGTTCTTTGGTAGTACTCTCGTAGAGCGTCTTGATCATCGATATCTTGAATATCACGGTTTAATCTAACGTAATCTTCGAGATCACCACCTGTATCTGCCATGAAATCAAGTAGCTTCTGAACGTTCTCTGGTAGAGGTTCGCCACTAGCTTCAGCTTGATCTATAGCTTCAACTACTTCTTCTTTAAAATCCTGTACGTCTTCATCAGTTACCTCTTGTAGCGTAGCGTTTTCTTCTACAGCTTCAATAACTGGCTCTTCAGTTTGCTCTACAACTTCTTCCACAACCTCTTCAACTTGAGGTTCTTCAGTAGTTGGCTGCGATAAGTCTACCTTAATAACATTAGGGTCATCTTTACTTTCGAACTTTTCTAAGTCTAACTCAGGTTGTTCTTCAACAACTTCGTTAGTCTCTTCAACCTCAGACGTTTCTTGCTCGACCTCTTGGATTACATCCTCAAGATCTGTTTGTTTGTTTTCTTCCATGATAAAATATTATATAATTAATTTCCTATTTGTGGGTTGAACTTGTCTAAACCCACTCCGCTTCCAAGTATATCATTACCTGAAGACTCGAATTTTTTAGCTTGTTCTTGCTTAACTTTTCCGTCTTGCTTAACTTGCTCTAATTTCATTGCTTGGCCACGCTCTTGATCACGTAGCTTTTGGTTTAACTCAAACTCAAACTGCATAAGCTCTTTCTTTAGTCTTACCTCAGCTTCTAGCTGGTTTAATCTACCTTGAGCTCTTACTTGCTCGAGTTGCATGTCCGCTTGAGTTTTTGCCTGATTTTTCTGTACCTCAGCTTGAGCAGCGGCTTGTTGAGCTTGCGCGTTCGCGTCTGCTTGCGCCTTGATGTTTTCTTGCTGGATCTTTTGATCACGTTCTTGTTTTTTCTTGCGCTTAATTTTCAACAGTTGATTAGCTAACCTTACGTTTCTAATCTCACGAATATCAATAGCATCGTCTAAATCTATTAGCTGTTGACCTAGCGCTGTTTGTATATTGTTTTCAAGAAGTTGTTTTTCTTCTTCGTCTGGCGTGAGCTCGATAAATATACCGAAGTCATATAGATATAGCTCAGACATTTCTTTTAACGTAGCTGCATTATGAGCACCAATAGACTGAACAAACGCATCAGCTGTTGGTGAATACTCTAACACGTCAGATATTCTAAGAGATAATGACTCAGCAACTTCAGATGTCAAGTACATTGAGCCTAGTAGAATATGTCTAGTAGCTACATTTGAGTTTGCAGCAGCTAGCTTCTGAACACCTACTAAAGACTTAGGATCTGGCATACTGCCATCTCTAGCTTCGTTAAGACCCGTTACATCACGGATCATTTGTAGGTAGTAGTTGTACGTACTAATCAAGCTACCGATCTTATCTTGACCTGCGCCATTGCTAATTTGCTGAATAGGTATTTTACCTGGATTAGGATCACCGTCTTGAGTAAACGATCTACCAATAACAGAACCTGTTTGGAAGAACATGTTAAGTGCTTCTTGCGGGTTGTAGTTGGTGCCATTACCTAAATCAACTTCAGCTAATCCATCTGCGTCAAGGTATACACCGTCCGGTACCATACGAGACATAACCTGTTGTAGCTTCAGGTGCGTAAGCTGAATCATATCTGCGAACCCAGTGATTCTACTAACCAGTGACTCAATACGGTTATCGTATAGGTGTGGTGCTACGATGTTGTAGTTCATCTTAACTTTGTTGAAGTCAGACTTACTACGCATCATGTTTTCACAAATGTTCCACTTAAGTAGTTTGTCAATACCAACAACAACCGCACCTTCGTATACTACTTCTACAGCTCTCTGTAGTTTAGCGTATCCACCTTCTTTGTTTTCTGGTGGATTAAACGTATCATCTTTTGGTATAGCTTTCTCGCCTCCGCTACCAGTCTCTTTCAACTTATATGTGTCGTTCATATAAGTCTTGTAGTTAAAGTATAAAACTTGAACTTTGTTCTGATCTCTTACTTCAACTCTATTGTACTTACGTCTAGGCCTGTAAGAGCTCTTCTTTACTTCTTCAAGATCAGACTGAGTTAGTTGTGGAAACTCTCTTACCAGTTCGTTAATCGATAACGTCTTTACTTCACCTACATAATAGATGTCGTCAAAGTACGGAGAGTCTGTATATGAATAAACTATATTAGCTGGGTCTACGTATTCTACTGTTACGCCTTGGCTAGTGTTGAAACCAGTCTTAACGCAAGCGATACCTAGCACAGTAATATCGTGTATTAATCTTCTTCTAGTTAAATCGTATTTATTACCATCGAGCAATACGTTAATAGCTTGCTCTTCAGCTAACTCTACAGCTTGCTTATAGTTAAGCTGCATATGTAGTTCTAACTCTTCTTGAGTGTCAGGTAATTCTTCTTTGTCGTTTTCGTATAAGTCTACGTTAAAAAGCTTTGCAGCTTGATCATTATATGTCTTAGCCTGCATGTCTCTAATAAGAGACTCCATATATTCAGTTCGTTTGCTTACGCCATATTGATCTTGTGAGTATGCTTTAACATCGAACATACGCTCAGACATACCGTTAACAACAATGTCAACGAACTTAGGAATAATTGGAACTGGCTTCCAGTCTAAGTTAAGATAAGATAAATCACCGTTAATAGATAATTCATCTTTGTATTTTTGTATTGATTGTTCGCCTCTAGCGTATAGTCTTAGTCTGTGGAATTTATTTTGAGTATCCACATATCTATTAGACTGTACACCATTGAACCACTCCTGCTCAATAGCTTTCGCTATTTTAAGCCCATACTCTGGGCTCATTTTCTCTAAGTCGCTAACTACTTGAGAAGGAAAATTAACATATACTGACTCAGCCATGCTTTATTTAATTATTTGGGATGTGTACCCTTTATTATCGTATTTAGATATAGTCAAACTTAATGGTGTCTTTTGTCTATCTGGATTAGGTGCGTACAAATGTTTATTGCAAGCCATAATAGCTAAGCCTGAACTTATCGAAGCATCATGCTTAGTTCTTTTATTTATATCAAACCTAGACCAATCAAGCAGCGTATCGTTGAAATACATCGTTCCATACTCACCATCTCCTTTGTGACCAACATGATCGTTGATATACATTTCAATAGCTGATGCGTGGGCCTGCTTGATATCTTCGCTTGAGTTAGGTATACCACCAACTTCTTTCTCAGCTGTCGATAACTTCTTCCAAGACTTATCTGGTCTGTTCATACTATAACCTCTGTATCCTCTACGGCGTATATAATACAGTAGACGTGGTTTATTGTTCTCCGCAAGTAAAGGCATCCCGTAAAATACTAATGCCATTAAAACATCTTCAAAGAATATCTCTGCGGTTTGTGGTCTTGCTATATATTCTAGAAAGAACGTACTCGAAGGTGCGTCTTCCATAGAGAATTTTGTTAATCCGTGTAATGCTCCTTTAGAACCTTTACCATCGACAGTCCCACTAATATCGTAACTATCACATCCAAAAGCACCAACGTGTTCATTGCCAGGATATCGTATTCCATTTTTTATAATCTGCCTATTTTGTAAGCTAGCAGGCGGCACCCAGCTAACACTAAACCTACCGTTTGGATCTGGGTGAAATACCACTTGTGTATCTTTAACACCATTAACCCAACCAAAGCTTCCTCGAGTAACGTGAGCATTGTATCTGCTACCTTCGTTAAAATCGATCTGCTCGTAGATCTTCATTAAATTAAATATACTATTCTTTGTTTCGTCTCTGAACGCGTGTTCTTCAGTGCGAGGAAACTGTCTGTAAAATTCGTTTAAAGCGTCTTGGTCATCTTTTAAACCATCAGCTTCGTTTTCCCAATGATCTATAACTCCAACATCAATTAATTCACCGTCTGGTCCATATCGTACATCATCACTTCGACTATCAAAGACTGGAAGTCCGTACTCGTCAATAAATCCTTCATAGTTCCATTCCATCGGGATAAAGAGAGAATAAAGCCCAGACTTCGTTTGTCCATTACGATTTCGTCGTTTGACGTCAGAATCATTGTATAGTTTTTTAAAGTTATCTCCACCCTTGTCAAGTGCATTACTGGTACTACCCATTAAGCACTTACCAACGATCTTACTACCTAGCCTTAAACAGGTTTTAGTAACTCGCCAGTTGTTTAATATATTATCGGGCTTCTCCCACTTACCACTCTCATCGTGTACTAACAGATTTAACTTCTCACCATCGTAACTATTGTCACCAGTGTTCTTCCAGTCAATCGTAGTATCAAGCCCTACTATCTCCTCAAGCTGTTCGTTACTCTGTATTTTCTTACGAGTAAACTTACTAGCCGGAACTCTGTACGCGAGCTCAGACTTTGGACGGTCCATACCGTCTTGTATTGGCTTGAAGAAGAAAGGATAATTTATAGATATAGGTACAACCTTATCAGTAAACATCTTCTTTGCATCGGCTCCAGACTTAGAGAGTATCCCATATCTACTATCACTCGATATAGTGGCTAAGTTAACTGTTTCAGCTGATGACATAAACGAGAAACCTGAACGACGGTTTTTAAGGTAGCACATCCCATAGCATCTCTTATCAGCTTTACAGGCTTCCCAGAATATAAAGAATAGTCTGTTTGCCTCTCTAAAATCTGGAGCTCCAACATCAATCTTACTCCACTGTAGGTACATGTAATGTGCACCTGTTATGTATGTCGGTATGCCTTTATTAGTAAACCAGAATCCTTCGTCTCTGCGCTTGAACTCTTCGTCAATATAGTCGTACCACTTTTCTTTTTGTTCGTCTGGATAATCTCTCCAGTCGAATATACTTTTTATACGGCCTAGCTCTTTTGGGTATTCAGCTCTTACCCATTTATCTTCTTTATGTTGAAGCACATTCCCGGTGGGCACTCTAGGCAGTGCAATTTGCAACCCTTGGATTTCAAGGATTTCGCCGATCTGCCCAGTTTTCGATACAACAACGATATCATGGTCTTTATCATAACCGTATTTCCATTTCTTACCACGATTAAGTCTCGTGATAGTTGTTTTCTTAATTGGTTCTACAACCTTTACTAAACTCTGCTCGTACATCACTTTGATCTACCTTCAGCAAAACCCTTGAAGACACGCTCTTTCTTTTCTTCTGGAGACTTACCATCTAGTAAGTTTTGTTCTTCTTGGATTCTGGATAATATCTCGAAGGCATCGAAGATCGCAAGCTTCTTTGTGGCAGCTGCGTTCTTAAGCCTATCAGCAGATACATCATCTTCAGTGTTGGTGATGATCTTTTCTTCTGCTACTTTGATAAGCTCATTAACGGCTATTTGCCCAGCTTGGATTATACTCTTCTTCGTCTCCTTGATATTCATATTTAATTGTAATAAATTGAGATGGTATTCGGTACAACCTTTTACCATCAATAATAAACTCACACTCTGTATTTGGTCTAAAACCAATAAGTGAGTTTAGCTCTGCTCTGCCATCAGTATGTTTAACAACACCAACTAAGGGTCTTTCAGTATCGACGCTTAACTTGCTATTGTCCTTAATAGGTTGCACAAAGCAATAACCTTGTGGGCATACCCACTCTTCGTCACGCTTGTACAAAAATATCTGATCGTAGTTTACAAAGTATCTATTTTCTTCGTAGTACGATCTGCTATTACGCTCACGGCCCTTTACATCATGCCAACGCCTAAACACGTTAAAGTGAACTATAACTGTGTCACCTTCTTTTATATCGTAATTAGTAAACCTAGGTACAGATATAACTCTAGCTAATCTATTAACGTGTGAGTGGTCTGATATATCGGTGTTGAGTATTAACTCTTTGTCTCCAACTTTAGTAGTGTTGTCGTATCGCTCTCCAATAGGCTCTACAATAAAGTTGTATAATCCTTGCATTAGTATTCTAAATTATACTCTACAGATATAGCCATGTTCTTATTAAAGTCCTTCCAAGGAATAACGGCTTTGTCTTTTCTAATGTATATAGAGTACTTTTCAGTTTCTTCTAAAATATCACAGATGGTATGACCACCATACACTTCCTGTCCAACAGAATAGTGCATGGCGTCATTTTTATAATCTTTACCGATCGTGATCTTACGAATCAGATGGCTCATCGTTTTTGTATTTAATAGTACCGTCCTGAATATTTACATCATCAGTTCCGTACTTTTCTTTAAAATTAGATTGCATTTCATTTAGCTTATCGTTACCTTCAAACAAAGCGTGTAATGCATTATGTTTTTGAACTTCAATAGTTCCGATATCGAACTGCAACTTGTTAATTGCTGACACAACATTTCTTAGCTGTATTAGCTCTTCTTCAGAGATCTTCTCTGGCTTTAGGTCTACGACCTTGTTTTTCTTTTTTCCCATAATTAAATTATATTAAATTAAAATTGTTTGTTTAAAATCCTTGTAGATAATAAGTGTTAGACGAGTCTCTCATCATCGTTTCAACTTGTGATCTCGTATAAGTCGTCTTAGAACTGTACTTGGCAGGAACCGTTTCGTAACTTACTAAAACTGTATTATCAGATCCAGCTATTAGGTCTTTACTTGCTAGAGTATCCTTTTCGTCTAACAGTTCGTCGCTGTTTAGTATTATGTACTTCATGTTAAGGTGTTGTTGAGCTGAATGTAACTGTTCCGACAGCACTTCCGTTACTTGTTCCAGCTGTATCTACAAGGTTGTCTTCGAATCTGTAGTATAGCTCTAGCCCGTCGTGGCCGCTTTCGTCTTTAGGAGTACCGCCGTTGTAAATAGCCGTAACCTCACTAGGAGATAAAACTTTTGTGAAAGCAGCAAATTCATCAATTAAACCATCGAAACCGCCACTTAACTGAACAGTGGTTTTACTATTCATACCGTCAATACCTAACGGAACACTATTAGAGTCATAAAGTGCGGCGTTAGCTGAAGTTACATTGAAACCAGCTAAAATAGTCACACTAAATTCTATACTGTTTTTATATAGCTTGTGAACTACATCCGTACCAGAATGGTCTCTAGTCAACACAAAGTGAGTGAAGTCTGACTGAGCTCCATCGCTAAACATAGCTGCCGTTGTCTGCGTTAAAGCAATATCACCGTTAGAGTACCAATAAAAACCCATCGTACCATTTGTTCCAATGGTGATTCTATAGTTGTTATTAGCGTCATTAGTTTCACTCTGACCAAATACAGTGTAAGCCGATGATGGACGGCCATCATCTGGTTTCATCCACCAACTCCAGCTGTGACTCGCTCTAATAAGCGACTGAGGATCGTAATTTGTATTAACACCGTTACTTTGAGATAAATCACAATCCAGAGACTTCGTGTTCGAATACGGTACTACCCCTTCTACGTACGGTGATAATAAGCTAGCTCCTAACCCTAACATTAGTTACCAATATAAGCTATAAAACTACCTGAAGCTGGGTTAATGCTCGTCCATCTACCGTATATAGTGATACCTTTTGGAAACGTGTTACTAACGTCAACTACAACACCGCCAGAACCAAGAGTAGCGGTAGATGATGATTCATCGTGAGCAGCATCGTTTGCTGTGCCATCAGTATCTCTAGCAAAAACAGTTCCTACATACTCTAAACCATTGCTGCTGTCGTTGTCTGCTACTAAACCAGCACTTGTATCAAATGTTGTGTCTGTTAGCATAGTTATAGCTACAAAAACTTTACCTGTTGGAGGAGCCATTACAGCTGTTCCATCGTTGAAAGCAGATCCTAATTGTCCGAAGCCGTATGAAACTTCTGTTGAATTAATTCCCATTTTATTTTTTTACTTTTTCTATTGATCTACCAGCAAAGTATGCACCGAAAGCAGTTAGCATAAGTATCTGTAGTAAATCTACATATGAATCTTTAACATTGAAAGGTAAGTTGTCCATGCTATCAAAAACCATTGTTAGCATAAACATACTCATTAAAGCGATAAGTGTCAGTGGTCTGATCATCTTAGCTAGCTTTACATCGCTACCCATATCAGCTTTCCATCTTTCGCTTACATTGTTTTGAAACTGAACCTCAGCTTCTACAGCGGCTTTACCAGCTTCTGTATCTACCTCAGGGTCTTTATCAATAAGGTTTTTAACTATGCCTAGTGCCCCTTGATCTGGTAACATCTCACCAACTACATCAAGTACGTTCGGTGCTTTGTTAGCCAACCATTTACCTAGGCCCGTATCTTTAATCTTTTTCATTACTCTGCTTTCTTAGCTCTCTTCTCCCAAGGAAACACATTACTTCCTTCATCATGCCACTTACCGTTGTATTTAATCTTACCGTCTCTCCTATGGTAAGTCTTGTTACCATCTCTTACATAGTCGTCACCGTAAGCTATTCTACCTTCCTTCATCTCTTTGGCGTGAACCTTCTCATGACGTATAACTCTTTTTTCAAGAGCGCTATCTTTAGGCACGTCTTTACTAACATAGATGCTACCATCCATATTAGCTTCACCTAATATACCTTTATCTAGCTTCTTTCTGAATATAGGTGTATTCTCAGGTGTACGTGTTTTTCTACGTTCTTTGCCTAGCTTATACGCCATTACTTGTTTCTACTACGTTGAACTTCTTTTTTGAAAAAATCTTGATCAGCAGCATCTCTTTTCCTTTCTAATCTATCTGCTTTAGCTTTTTTACCCTTTGTTGAAGCTACGTTCATTTTTCTAGAAAGCTTAGCACCCTTTATGTTACCTTCATTTAAGCGTCTTGTAACGTTCGCGGTTGTACCTTGTTTTTTACCTCTGATTCTTTCTTCCTTGCTTTTCTTCATAGGAGTTTCTGGAGCATCTAAAATCTTTTTCTTTAGATGATCAGGTAGCTTATGTTGATTGCCCACTAGCTTCTTAGTAAGAGGACTTTTAGGTTTCATTTTGAAAGGCATGTTATCTATCTTTGTCTCGTATCATATCATCTATAGCTTTGTTATAGACTTTATCTGTATACGACTTGTTGTTAAAAAACACACTGCGCTCTGAAGTTGGTAGATCTTCTTCGCCTAGCAGTATGCGATATATTCGTGTAACTAGCTGTGAGCATTTAAACGACGTCTTGTAAACAGAGTACTTAATACTAGTTCTGTTTCTATGTCGCCAGACCTCTATCCAGCCAGCTGATCGTAGTTTCTCCCACCTTTTCTTATCCCAAGAATATGTGTAAGCACCCTCGATAAATTCGTTGCGGGTAAATCTACCCTTGTGATCTAGATATATAAGTAGTTCTAGATCAGCATCAGTCAACCCATAAGTCTTACAGGCCCACTTACGCGTGAGCCTGTAGTACTTAAGGATATTCATATCACGCAAATCTTGCGCTGTTAGTCTCATGTGTTATGAGTCAAGTGTACCAGCTACATCAGTAATATGCGTAGAAGCATAAACTTGATTAACGTTATCAGCAATAGTTATAACCCCTACTGAGTGAGGTCCACTATTGATTAAGTTAACAATATCGTTAATAGCATCTTTTTCTTTATTAGAAGCTAATGTTAACGTTACCGTATCAATCTCTGTTGTAGCTCCAGGTCCAGTAACTACAGATACAAATCTCATTAGAAGAGTACCGTCAGCAGCGTGCTGGAAACCAATGAAGTTTTTAAGAGGATAGCAGTAAGCATCATCATTGCCATCCTGGAAATATAAAAATACTTCTCTTTGTGTCATGTTTGAAAAATTTTAAATGTTAATGTTTATTGATTTACCGTTTAAAGTTTGTGATTTAAGGTTTAGGTCTATTATCCTTATCACATGTTTAGTGAAGTAGTTACTCTACGAGTACAACATCTCTACCACGAATTACTTGATACACTGTATCTTGCCATGAAATACCATGACCAGCGTGCTTATCGTAGTAAATTACATCACCATCATTTAAGCCTTCAACAAGATTACCTGTAGAGATAATCGTAGCTTTAATATATCTATTGCTTTCGTCTAGCTCTTCAGTAAGAAGAAGGCCACCAACTTTTTTGGGACCTTCTTTCTCTACGTTAACTACTATGTAATCATTTATTGCTTTCATCTGCTCTAGCATTTGAGATTACACAATCAGCCGAAATAATAGTTGACACCACTGAGCAAGCGTTCTTGAGTGCAGACTTAGTAACTAACACTGGATCTACTACGCCAGCTTCAATCATGTCCACACACTCACCAGTGATAACGTTTACGCCGTGATATTCTTTATTAATAACTTCAGCGCTTAAAATACCAGCGTTGTCTAGTATAGTGTAGAACGGAGCTCTAATAGATTTAAGGAGGATCTCCTCACCCACGTTAGTGGGAGAAATTTTTTGAGACGCCCAGTATAATGCAGATCCGCCACCAGGTACGATACCTTCTTTAAGCGCGGCTTTAGTTGCGTATATAGCATCTTCAACTCTGTCTTTCTTTTCTTTGAGCTCAACCTTAGATGCAGCACCAACTTTAATAATACCTACAGAGCCTGATAACATAGCTAAGCGCTCTTGTAGCTTCTTTTTCATAAAGCCGTCTTTAGCATCTTCAACTTTCTTAGACACCTGCTCAATACGTTCGTTGATCTCTTCTGTCATCTCCTCAAGAGTAATCACTGTATTAGTATCACTAGTTACGGCGTACTCAACTTCTCCTAAGTGTTCTACACCTATAAGGTCTAAGTCATCACCCAGCTCTTCGTTAATAACAGTAGCACCCGTCATGATAGCTAGATCTTCCGTAGCATCTTTCTTTGTAGGACCAAAGCCAGGTAAGTCAATAATATTAACTTTTATATTACCTTTAACCTTGTTCATCATAAGCGCAGACTTAACGCCAGATGCTACAGGTGCTATAATAAGTAAAGAACGTCCTTTTTTAATAACATGCTCTAGTACATTTTGTATCTTACGCACGTTTGGTATTTCGCTAGATACAATTAACACGTATGGGTTATCTAGCTCTGCTAGATGTTTGTCAGTGTTAGTGACGAAGTGCGGTGACGTAAGCCCACAGTCAAACTGCACCCCGTCAACTAACTCTACATGCGTTTCATCGGTGTCACCTTCCTCCATAAGTACGACACCGTCTTTGCCTACTTGCTCGTAAGCTTCTGCAATAATGTTTCCAAGGGCTTGATCATTGTTGCAACTAATCGCGCTAACAGCGCTAAGCATGCTCCCTTCAACTTCAATAGCCCTTCCTTCAAGATGTTGCACAACTTTGTCCAGGCCTGAGCTAATACCTGCTTTGATTTCTCGTATAGATTCTTTAGAGTATTCATCTTTATTTACTTCTTTTAATAGTGCTTCAGCAAGGACAGTAGCTGTAGTAGTACCGTCACCTGCTTCTTTCACTGTGTTGTTGGCTGCTTCTTTAATTAATGTAGCGCCAATGTTTTCAACCGGATCATATAAGACTACGCTTTGAGCCACGGTTACTCCGTCTTTTGTGATCACCGGTCTGCCGCGAGCATCCTCATAGATGACGCATTTACCCGATGCGCCAAGTGTGCTTTTCACGGCTTGTGCCAGCTTATCTACGCCGGCAATGATTTTACTTTTAGCGGTATGACCAAAGTCTAGTTCCTTGATCAACTCACTAGGTAAGTTGTATTCCATATTGTATTAAATTAAATTATATTGGTTTGTTTGGATTATTGATCGCTTTTGTAAGCGTTTTTTACTGAGTTGAAGTTTTTGTACTTATCAACGTTTATAAGATCACGTAGACTTTCCGCTTCTTTACCTCCGCCAGCTAGAACGCTTTTGATATCGCTTTTTACTTCTCTATAAGCTTTTCTTGCTGCGCTCATGTCTCCACTTGCAAATGCGTCTCCAAGCTTATTGTCGATATCACCAACAATTGTACCAGCTGTAGCCGTAGATTTTTTCTTTGGATCTCCGTTTGATTTAAAACCAGAGAATGCCTTCATTTTAAATGCCATGATTTTTATTTTTTAGAAAGTCTTTACAACTTTCGGGCCTTTTGTAGCCTCTAATTTTTTAGAAAAGTAGTCGATGCTACCGTCAATGGCAGATTCTGCACCTTCGAGCGTTTCTCTTCGGGTAACAGAATGCCAACTTTCTTGATCTTGTGGGTTCGAAACCTCTGTTTGATAGTATCCGTTAGGTAATTGGGTGATTCGCCAGTTAGATTTAGCAGACATGTGTGTCCATTCTGCGATTTCTTGCTTACTTGGCTTTGTAGTGTGCGTCGTAGACGACGTCTTGTAGTATAAATAGGTCATATTTATTGGGTTTTAGGTTATATATGGTGTAAAGGTAAATCCTTTACGTTGTTTATCTAAATACTTGTGGGTATCTAGCTTTAGCTGCGCGCTCCGCTGCTTTTAGGTCTGCGTCGAATTTAGCCTGGTTCTTTGGACTTACTCCAGATCTTTCCGTCTTGCTCTTAAGCTCTCTCATCTTTGCTTTCACTGCATCAATATCAGCGTTAACTCCACCAAAGTACGATTTCATACCCGCAACTGTCTCATCGCTTAGCGCTTCTTTTTTAGCAGCTGGCATAGCGTTAGCAATAGCAGCGTCCTTTTCAGCTTGAGTCATCTCTTTTTTAGGATCACCTTCAGCCTTCATAGCAGACTTCTTCATTTTCATAGCAGATGCCTCTTTAAGCTTCATTGCAGCTTTCTTCATCTTCATAGCCGCAGCTTCCTCAGCTTTCATTTTCATAGCAGTCCTAGGACAACCTGCTTTTTTCGCCATCTTCATAGCAGATGGATTCTTCATTTTGTATGCCATAATTAATTATGTTGTATGTTATATATATATAGTATTATGCTCCTTCATGTAACAGCATGTGCTCAATAGTAGTACCGCTGTTGTTGTTTGTAGCTTTGAAATCGTTTGTAGCATCCCAAGGTATAAGCGCCCAATCACCGCCGTATAATCTACCAAGAGTTTGTGAGCCTATCGTGATCGTAACAAAGTTAGCAAACGTAGTATCGTTATTCTTAATGTACACTTTCGCGGCACCGTTGTTACCGTAAGCTGACGCTAAATACAAAGTATATATACTAGTACCACCGTTCTTAGTTGCTGCTAGACCTGTAGACTCATCCACATCTGTTCCGTCAGACTGCTTTAATGTACGTGTGTTATTAATGCTAAGTGAACTAGAAAGTAAGTTCGTGCTTGATATAATTACTTGTGCTGTTGTAGTTGCCATTGCTTTTCTTCTTTATACTCTTTATAGTTACACACTTACTTCGCTATTTAAAAAGTGTGACATATGCCTGTTACTAATATCTATTAACTACCTAGTGTCATACTTTTTTCGGATATTATAAATATTGGAGGGAAATGTAGCCCCCCTCCCCCGGCCCCTCCCCCTGCCAGGAAAAGTGCATATAGTTTACCGGGCCCCGCCTTTGGCTTTGCCTCAGTTTCGATTTTTGCATAGTAAGTACGACAACGCTTCGATAATATATATATAACAAAACAAAAATATTCTACATGCGTATTCTAAAATTACTACTTCAAGAAATAATTTATACAATTCTTTTCGCTACAGTATTTACTCTTTACATAATGCTAACTTGTTCACTCAGTGAGTTGTTGTAAAATAATTTATGTCGTTCACTTGCGAGCGCGGCGGAGTACTACTCTACTAAAACTAATACATAAACAAACTTACTACTTTTACAAACTAAATACGACAAGCAACAGATAATAAATATAACTAATAACTTAAAAATATATATAACATGTCAAATTCAAATGCAGTGACTAACACTCTAACTAGCAAGCGTTTCGTTTTACGTCAATCACTTGTAGGCAAAGGCGCTACAATAACAGTAACATTCAAGAATGGTAACACAGTTACTTACAATCACGACAAAGCATTCACTCTTATGCAGTCAGCTTTAGAAGCAATGCCATGTTGGGCAAAGTATAAGTCGTACACTGCTAGTAACAATATACCAAAAGTGTTGCGTGAAACTGACGCAGTAGTGTCATAACTACTCTTCAACATATAGTCCAGTTAGTTTAGTGTTTACTGGTATATCAAATATGAACACTTACATAGTAGTCATGGTGCCGAGTTGCGTTCGATTCGCAAGCTACTACTAAACTAAAAATAATATGAAAGTAATTAACAAAATAACTAAGCGAGATGTAACTAAGTACTACTTAGCACTAATGATGAATCTTATCACTCGTGAAGAGTTTGAAGAGGTGGCAATGGTGAGACCTAATACTACAAACAAAATACGATAACTTATAGATAATAATAATATGGCAATGATATTCAATAAAGAGCTACGAGCTCAAGTAAAACTACAGCGTAACGCTATACATCAATTACTCAAGCATCACTTACCAAATCATGATTTAACTCTGATTGGTGACAGTGAAATCAGTATCACTTACAACATCAGTGACTACTCAGTGCGTAGCACAGCACTTGAATCAACTATGTTTGGCTATTGGCAGTTTGTCGAGTGGCAAGACGAGTGCGATGACTGTTACAGCAATGCACTATCCTTAGGCGTTGATTACACTTCAAACGCTAATGACGTTGTCAATGCACTTATGAAACTACTAAAATAATATAATATGAGAAAATTCAATCACTTTGTAATCGCAGAGATTACTATGAAAGCAGTACTTGCTTTGAACATTGGTACATTTGGTATCGCTATGATAATGCTACTTGTTAATGTAGCGTCAGATTTAACAAACTAAATACGGAACACAATAGATAATAATAATATGAAAACAATTAAATTCTTAAAAAATAATAAAATACAGATAGGAATGGCAGTTTATAAGCCATACTGTATTGGAGATTTACCGAATAATTTCGGTTGTATTAACTATGGTGAGTCAGATGGTGTTTCCCACTGGTTCGGTTATAAAGGTTTCACCTATATATTAGAGAAATAATGAAAATAACAGTATTAAATTTTGAAAGAGCAGAGGTAGACACGTATGTGCTACCACCAGAAATGCCAGAAGTTCACGAAGCGCTTGAAGGCTTCTTAATCGGCAAAGGCTACAGCCTTGGCTCAATAGAGTGGATGTGTCATGAATAATCAAGCAGTAAAATGAAAGTAATACAACACTTAAAACTAAATCGCTTTGAGGCTTGGGCAGGTGCAAAAGAAACAAAGCGACTGATTATAGAAAACAACAAGTCTGAGCACTTTGAATATCTAATAGAAGATTTGTATCCTGATGGATTAACAGAAACTCAACTTAATGATATTCTATGGTTCGAAGACGAGTGGTTATGTGAAACACTACAAATAGAATTAGAAGAATGAAAAAAATAGTAGGATTAGAGCGACACGGTTACGCTCCAGAACTTAACAAAATATGGTATACTGACGGCACTTATGACAGTGTACCTCAATGTACAACGCTTGAAGAAGCAGAAAATTATGTAGCAAATGAAATATAGAATCAAAGACGTGCTAATCAAGCGCGATAGTATATCACCTGAAACAGCAGAGCACATAGTATCTGAAGCAAGAGACTATGTAATGCAAGGTCTAGCGTCAGGCGAGCTAACAGTATGGGATGTAGAAGACTACGTATCCTGTGAGTTCGGCCTAGAACCTGACTATATTGATGACTTAATTTTAATTTAATACTATGACAGAACAAGAAGTGGAAAACTATATCGTTGAAGAGTTAGACTCTCAACCAAGACACTGCTGTGCAACATTAACAGACGCAGCAAAAGCAACCGCTTATGAGATCGAGTGTACACCATGGGAAGTACTACAATTAGTACTCGAAAACAAGCCAATCAGTGGCATGTTTACTCATAGCTATGGTTTCCATACTCGATCTGGTAGGCATATTATTAACTTATTTCAAGAAAACTACTATGACAAGTTATGAACAAAGAGCGTATGATGCGCTAGCAATGAAGCTAACCGAAGCAGGTTACTCATATGAAAATACAAGCTATGGCAATGATGCAACTGCCTCTATATCAGTAACTTGTACACGTGTAATCAAAAGACCGACTTGGTACGACGACGAAGTTCAGCGGTTTGAGTTTCAAATCTACATACCTAACTGTGATTACTTCGACCCAGATAATGAGTACTTTAATACTTATGCGGTGACTGAAGAAGGTGGTAATATCACTCTTGACTTTAATCAAGCAGATGAAGTTGTAGAGCATATTCAAGACTGTACTCGCGATGTACATTTTACAAACTAAATACGATTACTTTTCGATAATATATATATGAAATGCAAATGCAATAGTATAATCCCTGAAGGCCGTCTGCGCCTTGGTTTCAAAGTGTGTGTCAACTGTTCTACTGTTGAGCGTTATGGCTGTGCACCACTTATCAACCACAAGACAGGCAACTCAATACAAATCATGTCACGCAGTGATGCCGATCGTATCGCTAAGCTCACTAGGCGTCGTGGTTATGGTACAATGCTAAAATAATATAATCATGAATAAAGAACAATTACAGGCAAAAGTGGAAGCACTACAAGCCAACAGAGATACTAAAGACTCTGAATTAAGACAAGCTCAAAGCGAGCTAAACACAGCAGTAAACGAACTAGCTAATGCAGGTAGACCTAAAATCCAGTCGAAAGTGGCAGATGATTTAGTAGACGCACTACAAGATATATTCACTGAAATAGTACACAACGTCGACACTCACGATCTAGATGTAGAATTTGGTATGGACTACGGTAATACGGTAGTAATAGAGAATATTGATTTTAGTAATATAGGAATATCTGAGTCGGATATCTATAACGTGTTACAAGATATGTTCAACATAGTTGAAGAAGATTTTGTCAACGAAGACGACTCAGGTAAGATTGATGGCAAATTTGTCTGACAATAGCTAGTTAAATGTGCAAGACTGGTGGAAGCACCGTAATGGTCCGCCGCGAGAAGCTTAAGACATTGCTCGCAGATTAGTCATCATATTGCACATATAAGCACGACGGTGCAAGGCATACATAGAGCTGGGGAGGCGATATAACTTCGTTCAGAAGCGAGCCCAAAGTGAACAGCTTATGTATGTAACGGGTGTGTTGCTATACACGCTACGCGTTGATCGAGGTAACCTGACGAGGTTACATGACATGTCTCGGTCTTCGCTTTATATAAGAGTAACGGTTAGTGCAGGTTCGATTCCTGCGCTCTTACAAACTAAATACGAATACTAACGGATAATATCAATATGAGACGAACATTATACCAAAGACTAAACAAAGACATACGTGATACTTTGCTTGCAAACCAAGATGATTACACATTTACGGTTACTAGCACTATTAAAGTTCTCGATTCTACATCATTCTGGAGCGAGCTTAAAATAAGCGAAATCAATAACCTTATAATCTACGGCGGAGTCGATTTTGGTAGTATCAACGGTAGCACATTAATGACAGGAGAAAATATTATTGAAGATGAATAACAAACAACAAGCAGAAGAAATGTTACCGAGTTGGTTCGACGGTGACGTATACGAACTAGGTGACGAAGTGCGCAACCCATTAACTGGTGAAACAGCATTATTAGATGCTGCTGAGCTGAGTATGTATGATTTAATTAAAGGTGCTGAAATAGCAATGGTTATGAACATACCAGTGTTCGATCTAGATGACTGCATTGATGTCATTACTAGAGGCAAGGACTGGTTTCTAATCAAGAATCCTAACGCATACATGATACTACTAGACTAATGGAATACTTATACGCGGGCTTACTAGGTTACATAATACTAGAACAAATAATAGAATCAAATAGAAAATTTAAAGAATAATGGCAACAAGAGCAACAATAAGGTTCGCAACGCGCGAAGAGGGTGTACCTTTTGACAAACACCCAGATCGATGGCACGCACAGTTCTATAATCACTGGGATGGTTATCCTGAAGGATTAGGCGTAGAGATCGCCGAATCATTTACTAAGTATCGTAAAGTCGAAGGCTGGGAAGTCGAAGCTCTTGATATAGTACACTGCGACATAGAGTATATGTACTATGTGTGGCAGTGTCATGGCAAATCCGAGCCATGGATCAGTGTATTCAAAGTAGCGTCGTGGGAAGAAGAGCGATGTGTATTTGTAGGTACACCAGACATGTTACTGAAGAAGTACGCACCTGAACAGGTCGAGACTGAAGAGTTTTTATGCGACAACTGCGACTGTAGCGAAACAGAGCGAGACACATGTACGAACTAAATACGAATACTAACAGATAATAATAATATGATAAGACATAAACCAATGCTGGCATATCCTGTCAGCGATAAACCAATTGACTACAGCGAAGGCGTATTCTTACAGCCTAAGCTTGACGGCGTCCGCTGTGTCATACAGTGTGACAACGGCAATGTAACCGCGTGGTCACGTACAGGTAAGCAATGGCTTAACATCGATCACATCTTGTTTAACCTTGAACCTTTCTTCAAGTTTAACCCGCAAGTTGTACTCGATGGCGAGCTATACAACCACGACTTGAAAGATGACTTCGAAAAGATCATCTCTTGCGTGCGTAAGACTAAACCAACAGATGAGTACAGGCTTGAATCAGCTAGACTTGTGCAGTTCCACTGCTACGATCTAATCGGTAAAGGCATGCACTTACCGTTTGCTAAGCGTAGCGAGTGGCTGCAATACAACCTTATGCAAAACCGCTGCATCAAACGTGTACCAACGTTAGATGTGTTTAACGAAGATCAAGCTAAAATTATACACCATGGAAATCTTGCTCAAGGTTACGAAGGCTCAATACTGCGTCTTAATACTGAGTATCACGAAAAGCGTTCACACAGCCTACGTAAGTTCAAAGACTTCCACGACACTGAGGCAGAAATTATTGGCTGGGTTGAAGGTAAAGGCAAACGTGTAGGTACGATCGGTAAGTTCCTAGCTCGTGATGCTGATGGCGTAGAGTTTGGTATGCCTGTCATGGATAAGTTCAAGTACTTACAAGACAACTTTAAAGCTATGCAAGGCTGGGTTGGCAAGACAGCTACGTTCACATACTTCGAGCGTACCAAAGCTGGTAGCTACCGTCACCCACTATTTAAATGTATACGCGACTACGAATGAGAAGATTAATATACGACCTATATTACGCTGACGAGATCAGTGTAGACATAGCTATAAAGCTATTAGATAAATTAGAACAAATTAGAAACAAAAGAAAAAGATATTAAAATGGGAAATATGAGTTACTGCCGCTTTGAAAATACATTAGCGGACATGCGCGACTGTCTATACGCGCTTGAAGATGGTTTAGACGCAGAAGAATTATCAGAGTACGAGATCAGCGCATTACGTGGCTTTGCAGACGTTGCAGAGTCAATAGCAAGCCGTGCACAACAAATTGAAAACGTAATTGAAGAATTTGAAGAGAGCAATGGATGAGTTACAAAATAAATTAGAGGCATACGAGCGATTAGTTGAAACACAAAGCGAAACAATTAAAGTGCTTGAGATGCAACTTCGTAATGAAAGATATAGGCACTCGCAGTTGATGAACAGTCCTAAAGGTAATGGTATAACATCTATAGAAGACTAATGAATATATTTTATCTACATAAAGATCCGCGTAAAGCCGCTGATTATCAGTACAATAAGCACGTCGTAAAGATGATCTTAGAGTCTGCTCAGATGCTTTGCACGGCCCACCATATACTAGGTGATAGAGATGTTGATGGTGACTTTGTTAATGTACCTTACAAAAAAGCGCATATCAACCACCCTTCAACAATATGGGTAAGAGAAAACTCTTTACATTATGATTGGCTGTATGAGCACATGATGGCATTAGGTGCTGAATACAAACGTAGATATGGTAGAACGCATTTGTCTATAACTAAGTGCGGTCATTTACGGGCAGCACCTATTGATATACCGCATGAGCCATTTGAACAACCTCCACAGTGTATGCCAGATGAGTATAAAGACGATTGTAGCCTGCAAGCTTACTGGAACTATTACATAGGCGCAAAAAGAATAATCGCAAACCTAAAAACCGAAAAAACATATGAAGAAAGACCTAAAGAAACGTATTGAGGAATTTAATAAAATACCCAATTATGATAATTCTAAAAGAATTATTCTTGCGACCCTTAAACCGGTCAGTGTGACAATAGCCCCTAATAGTACTAAGTAACAGGCTTATGTCACAGTTTGATCGTAATTATAACATGTTGTGGCGCAATAACGTAATCACCTCCAGACTACCTATTAACGACATTCCAACTGTACAAACAGATAAGTGGATGTTCTTTGAAGACGGTACGCATGAGTATTATGATCTGTTTAGAAGCGAAGCTAAAATAAACACGTACAAGAGCCTTTATTGGCACTTGCTTGTTCTGTGGTACTTAAACCCAGAAAAAGGTCCTGACGAGTTTAAACAAATGTCTTATGCAATATGCAACAAGTCAAATGGTTTTATTAGCTTCTCTATAAATGATAACATGATAGACAAAATAGTATATGATGTATACATGTCTGATCTTGATAGACCACCTAAAAATAAACTGCGTAAAGTTATTTTTAAACGTGGATGCGGGCTAAGTAAAGCTGAAAAGCTCAGTATCGTAGGTCAGTTGATTGGCAGATCAAATAAGACGCATCCTGACGACGTTTATCAAGCTATGATAGATATACATGACTTAGGCCAAAAGATCACGATAAAACGCGTCTCTGAGGTTCTGGGTGTATCATCTCGTACTGTGCATCGTCATATGTGTGAAGACTTAAAGCGCGAAAAAGAACTTTTAAATAAACAACTATGAATTTACTAATAATTTTTATAACACTAAGTGCAACAGCTTGCGTGTTAACACATCTAAACAATAAAGAAGACAATGAAGTGTTATAACATACAAAACTATATCCGATACAAAGAAGATATAAAGCAGCTTACAAGGCGAACAGACTTCTGTAGGCCTTGGGACGAAATGACTCGCGATGAGCTGATCTTACTGTTCATGCCGTTAGCAGAGAACTTAGCGCGTAAGTTTTCTACCACGCAGCAGGCTAGTGGCGTAATGACTATTAATGACTTGATACAAGAAGGTAACAAGAACTTAGTTATCGCTGTTGGTAAAATTAACTGGGAGACTATATACGAAGCTAGTGATCCAGAGCAAAGGCTCAAGTCATTTTTATCTAAACGTATCAAAGGTGGTATACGTAGAGCCGTAGATATCAATCGAGGCACGATGCGTATACCCGAGCACAAGCTTAATGAGATACGTAAGAACGATGCAGATAAGAGTCAACTTGAAATGTTTTTCAACTCTGTGTTTGTAAGCTTAGATAAAATGCTAGATGATGCTAACATAGGTTTTGAAGTACCAGACAAGATCAAAAGATACAACCCTGAGCTCTTGTGTTCGTACTTACTTAACTTGCTAAGTCAGCATTTATCTAGCCGTGAAGCAGATGTTATTAAATACAGCTTTGGCCTTAACTGTGATAAGCTTTCAGCTAAACAAATAGCAGAGAAGTTAAACATAAAAGGTGACAGTGCTTATGTGCGTATATCGCAGCTAAAAAAGCAGGCAATAGACAAGTTGGTTGAAAACGTAGATTACTCGCAAGTGGTTGACTTTCTATAGTTTACTCGTGTAAATCCACGTTAAAACCTGTAATTATATATATGTAAACCATATACCAAAATGAAAGAACTAAATAACAAATTAGCTCAAGTCCAAACTAAGCTAAAGGCTAAAAAGTCTAGCTATAATTCGTTTGGCAAGTATTATTTCCGTAAAGCGGAAGACATATTAGAAGCGGTAAAACCGTTTCTCCTCGAGCTCGATGTTTCTGTCGTAGTTAAAGAACAGATCATCGCCACAGAGCCTGTGCCAATGCTCGAGTCCACAGCAATTTTCTCGGACGGTGAAAACCAGGTAACAGCCACTGCGGTTGTAGGTGTCGACCTATCTCAAAAAGGTATGCAGACGTCTCAACAGTTTGGTGCTGCAAGTACTTACGGTAAGAAGTACGCGTTAGGTAATCTATTCTTAATAGATGATACTGAAGACGCAGATGCAACTAACACGCACGGTAAAGCTGACGTAAAGCCTAGAATAACTGTCGAGCAGTTTAACAAAGCAAAAGAATACATAACTAATGGAGGAAACGTTAATGCAATTAAAACGAAGTACAAGCTTACTTCAAAACAAGAGGAAGAACTAAGTAAACTATGAGTAAAGAAATAATCGATCGACTACGTAATGATGAAGACTACTACGGTGAGTTTGGTAATCAGTTCTTAAGTAACTCTCATATTAGTAAGTTACTAAAGAATCCTATGTCATTGTACGACAAAACACCTAACAACCCTAACTTCTTAGTCGGTGGTTACTTCCACACTGCTATATTAGAGCCTGACAAGTTAAAGTCATTTAAGATTATCGAATCATCAACTCGAAACACTAAAAAGTATAAAGAAATATCTGGTGGTGAGTTATGTCTACTACAACACGAAGTAGACAGTATTGAGGTAATGGTTGACAAGATGATGGCTAACGATATATGCAGAGACCTGATACAGCCAGATAATGGCAGTGTCGTGTATGAAGAACCAGGTATAACAAACTTGTTTGGTAATACTTGGAAAGGCAAGGCTGATATAATTAATCATAATGAAAAGCTCGTTATCGATCTTAAAACTACAGGCGATATTGATAAGTTCAAGTGGTCTGCACAAAAGTTTAATTATGACAGTCAAGCTTATATATACAGAACCTTATTTGGTTACGATATGTTGTTTATCGTTATAGATAAAAACACGCATCAAATAGGTCTGTACGACTGTTCACCTGATTTTTACAGAACAGGTAGAGATAAAGTAGAAAAAGCTAGTGAGATATATGACCTGTTTTACAAGACAGAAAACTTTGATCACAAGCAACATTTAATAACTAAAACCCTATAAACCATGCCAAGAGCAAAGATGAAGACCTGTGACGTAACAGGCATTAAGACAAAAGAGTCTAACTTTTATGCGAAGCAATCGCATTTAAAACCGGTGGATAATTTAAGACGTCGCACCGGTGCTACTAAAGAGCAAATGAGACGTATGTTTAACCAATTAGCTGATATTAAGTAATGGCAAGTATTTTAAAAACGAGTATCAACCTTAGTGAGATACCAAAAGACAAGATCATCAATGGTAAGAAAGGTAAGTATTTACCTATTACGATTACACTGAACGATGATCTCGATCAGTTCGGTAACCAAGGTCCAGTCTGTGTAGATCAGACGAAAGAAGAGCGTGATGCTAAGACTGCAAAGACATATCTAGGTAATGTCAAAGTAGTTTGGACTAACGGTAATAATGTTGAAGCCGCACCGCGAAGTGACGTACAAGCAGGTCCGCCACCAATGCAAGTGCCAGAAGAAAAAGTAGACCTGCCATTCTAACATGAACGTAGAAGACAGAGAGATCAATGGATTCGCGATTGACAAGTTCAATCAGCACAACCTAGAAGTGGGTAAAACACAGGGCGTTTGTCCTATGTGTTCCCACGATAGGAAACCTGAAAATCAAAAGGCCAAGTGTGCGTCTTATGATTGGGAACGTGGTCTCGGAACCTGTCATAATTGCGATACAAGCTTTCAGCTACATACTTACCAACGCAAAGGTAATAGCGAAAAGGTTTATGTAAAGCCTGAACCTATTAGCTTACCTAAAGTAGGTACTAAAGTTGAAGAGTGGTTTGCATCGCGTGGTATATCGACTCAGACCTTAGCTGACCTTTGTGTCGGTGAAGGTCTTGAGTTCATGCCGCAGACAGGTAAGTCCGAAAATACCATCCAGTTTAACTACTTTATAGGTGATGAACTGATCAACGTTAAATATAGAGACGGTCGTAAAAACTTTAAGCTGTACAAAGGCGCTGAAAAAGTATTTTACAATATCAACTCTATCGTTGGTTACGAATCATGTGTCATTGTAGAAGGCGAGATGGACGTGCTTGCAATGCACGAGGCGGGAGTTAAAAACGTTATATCAGTACCCAACGGTGCAACGTTAAACTCAAACAATCTCGATTACCTAGATAATTGCATCGACTATTTTGAAGACAAGACTGAGATTATCTTAGCTCTTGATACCGATGAACCTGGTCAAGCTCTTAAGCAAGAGTTTATACGTAGACTAGGCGCTGAGGTATGCTACTTAGTCGACTTCGATGATTGTAAAGACGCCAATGAGTACCTGCTTAAACACGGTAAAGATAATTTACGTAATGTTATAAGCAGTTGTAAACAGGTACCGCTAGAAGGTGTATCAACATTATATGATATAGAAGATGAACTTAAAGACTTTGTACAAAATGGTTTTAAGCCTGGTTTCCAGGTCGGACTTCCTAACTTTGATAAGATATTCAGTACTTATACTGGTCAGTTCATCACTGTTACAGGTATCCCGTCTTCTGGTAAGTCTGACTTCGTTGATCAAATGGTTGTTGGTTATAATAACAACTATGGATGGAAGACTGCGTACGCGTCGCCTGAAAACCAACCGACATATCTACACGCTCATAAGCTAATGCGTAAACACTGGCAAGATATGCCAACGCCAAGCGATATCGGCGGTGATCGATGGAAGCAAGTAGCTGATCATGTTAATGACAACTATTTCTTTATTGATATGGACCGCTACACGCTTGAGTCTGTGTTACGCAAAGGCGCTGAACTTGTAAAACGTAAAGGTATTAAATGCTTAGTTATCGACCCTTTTAATAAGGTTAGAGACACAAACGCTAACTCTGATGATGTAAACCGTTACACAATGGAATACCTACAGAAGATCGAAACGTTTGCTAAGAAGTATGATGTACTAGTATTTATTGTAGCTCACCCAACTAAAATGTATAAAGGACAAGATGGAAAAATTGAAGAACCTACTATGTATAATATCAAAGGTGGTGGAGAGTGGTATGACGCTTCTTACCATGGACTCTTGGTCCACCGTGACTATGAAGCAAAAACGGTTAAAGCAAAAGTCCTCAAAGTCAAGTTCCAAAACTTAGGCGAGAACGGAGCTGAAGCTCATTTCACGTGGGAGCCTAGATCTGGTAGCTTTATACCTATGATGGCTGATGTTGCACAAGATGACGCTATGCCATGGGAATAGGTAACAACAAGAAGAAAAAGAAGGGTGGTCGAACACCGGTGTCAATAGGCTACAGTGATGAAAACATGAGGCACGTTGCTTGGTGTATGAATAACAATATAGTCGTAGGCTTTACTCCTTTATGGGATACTAAAGACGAATGGCAAATTGATATTCAGATTAATGCAACTGTTAGTGTTGATCCAACGTCTTATAGAGGCGAAGAGGTTATGACTAAGGTTTACGAATACTATAAATACTATTACGATAAATACAATAAAGATGAAAACAAGATTTGAAAATGCAGATGAAGCATTTGTATATTTCTTAAATGAGATCAGATGTAATGGCATAGAGTTCGGTGATACCAAAGCTTTATTTAATGTAGGCTTTACACTGGAAAAACCACGCGATATGTTTATACTAGACAGAGAGCGTAATTGGAACAGAGAGTATGCAGAAGCTGAATGGCAGTGGTACTTGTCAGGTAACCCTAGCATAAATAAGCTAGGCGATATCTATGGTAAAATACCACCTATATGGACGCGAATGGCTGATGAAAATGGTAACGTTAATTCTAACTATGGCTGGCAGTGGAATCGTAACGATCAGCTAGAGAAAGTTATAGATAAATTATCTAATCCAAATACTAGACAAGCAGCTATAAGTATCTACGATGGCAAGGAGATACACGCATATGATAACGATACTCCGTGTACTTACGCAGTGCAGTTTACAATACTAAACAACAAGCTTAACATGGCTGTGGTTATGCGATCAAACGATTTGTGGTTTGGTTTCTGCAATGATCAGTATTGTTTTGCTAGCTTACAAATGCTTGTTGCTTATCAGCTAGGTATTGATGTCGGTGAGTATTACCATTATGCTCATAATTTACACTTATATAATAATAAACTATGAAACAAATACTAACAACATGTATGATGCTAATAAGCTTAGCTTCGTACGCACAAGATACATTATGTACGATGGTTACACTAGATGAAATAATCGTGTTTGACTACGTGACCAGCGAAGTTATAAACAGGGTTGATCACGACGGTGAGTACACACTCCGTATTGATGGCGGTAAGGTTATGTGTTTACATCTTTGCGATGAAAAGAAAAGATACAGAGACGTAACTACAACGTTTAACGACGGTGATAATATTAATAATACATTTAGCTCCTCTAATAACTCTTTATACACTAGAGAAGAGTGGGGTGATGTAACGATTAGAGTATCTAAAGCTAGACGTAGAAAATGACGTACTGCATATACCATATACCAGGTAAAAAGATAGGTGTAACTAATAACCTGAAGGAACGAGTTACACGGCAACAAGGTTATACAGAAGATGAATATGAAATACTAGATATGTCGGATGACATTTGCTATATCTCTCACAGAGAAATAGAGTTGCAGAAAGAATATGGCTACAAAGTAGATCGCAAACTGTATAAAGATTTAAACCCTATAAAACAAGAATTAAATTTAATGAAGATAAATATAACAGAACAAACAACTACGTTTCCGTGTCCGGTTAATAAGCTAAAAGGTAGACTTATGTACGAGATCGGTATGAGCTGGGAAACAGAGCACGGACGTTGTTGTATTGACGCTAAGTCGATAGACTGGATTATGAATAACGTAAAAACATCTATGTATAATAATGATAGATGCTATGTATATAACAAAGCGTTCGCTAGATTCTTTGATAACAACAGTTTCACTGAAACAAAGACAGGTTCTCTACATATAGGTGGTCGTAGACAACCTGATCGTTTTGATTTAATTAGAGCGTGGGCTAATGAGCGAGGCTTATATGATAAAGGCGATACTAAAACTCAATACTTAAAGCTTATGGAAGAGGCTGGTGAGCTTGGTAGAGCCATACTAAAGAACGATGAGCCTGAGTTTATCGATGCTATCGGTGATATGGTTGTTGTGTTAACTAATCTAGCTAGACTAGGTGGTGTATCAATTGAAACCTGCATTGACTCAGCATACGACGTTATTAGTAAGCGTACAGGTAAAATGATTAACGGAACATTTGTAAAAGATACACTATGAGCAGCAGAGAAATAATGGATTCAAAGTCGGTAGATAATATTAAGACTTTCAAGTTTCGTGACCCAGTAGTACAACGCGTATGTGAAAAGTTTACGCAGCGATCTGACGAAGGCTTTGTTAAGTACGGTCGCACACTGCACGCTGAAATGAAAGGCGGACATAAAGATCTTGATGGGTATCTCAATGATATTCAAGAAGAACTAATGGATGCGATATTGTATATACAAACAGCTCGTGAACTAATCCACGATATCGTTGGGACGAAAGACGACGCATAAAACTAAAAGCAAGAAACGAGGTCCAGTAAGGTCAAAGAAGGTTAAATACGATGGTATAACCTTCGCCTCGGGTCTTGAACGTTATATGTATCAAGCACTAAAGAAAGCTAAGATCAAAGCCGAGTACGAGCCGGAGACATTTGTTCTTCAAGAAGGATTTATGTGCGACATACAATGTTACGAGCGTCAGAGTAACGGTAAAGGCGATATGGTGAATCGCGGAGAAAAGAAAATATTACCTATCAAGTACACTCCTGATTTCATCGGTGAGGGTTTTATAATTGAAACAAAAGGCAGGGCAAACGAAAGTTTTCCTATGCGTTGGAAGATGTTTAAGAAATACATTAACAAACACGATATGCCTGTGACTTTATATAAACCCCAGAATCAGAAGGAATGCGATAAGGTTGTTGAAATAATTAAAAGCAAACAATGAGTTGGGAAATAACAATTGGGTTCTACCCAGGAATATTAGTAGGGTTTAGGTCTTACGAAGGAGATGATAGGAATAACCACGTGTTCTACCTACCATTTGTAGATTTATGTTTAACAGTTTTAAAAGAAGTAAATGAGCCAGATCAGTAGAGATATTTTATCAGATATTACAGTGCATATGAAGTATGCCAAGTATATACCTGAGCTTAACAGAAGAGAAACGTGGGGAGAGTTAGTTACGCGTAACAAAGAGATGCATGTTAAGAAATATCCAGATCTGAAGCAACAAATAGAAGAAGCTTATGAAATGGTTTACAACAAAAAGGTTCTGCCGTCGATGCGATCTCTTCAGTTTAGTGGAAAGCCTATTGAGATTTCTCCTAATCGTCTTTACAACTGTAGTTACCTTCCCGTTGATCACATTGATAGTTTCAGTGAAACTATGTTCTTACTATTATCGGGATGTGGTGTTGGCTATTCAGTCCAGAATCACCACGTTAGAAAGCTTCCTTTCGTCATCAAGCCTTTTGAAAAACGAGAGAGAAGATTTGTAATCGGTGACAGTATTGAAGGTTGGGCTGACAGTGTGAAGGTACTTATTGAGTCGTACCTCGGTGGTCGTAGATGTTCTAAGGTGAAGTTTGACTTCTCAGACATCAGACCTAAAGGTGCAAGGCTAGTGACGTCAGGAGGTAAAGCTCCTGGCCCACAGCCACTCAAAGAGTGTTTAGTTAAAATCAAAGGTATACTAGATGATAAAGAAGATGGAACACAACTTTCAAGTCTTGAAGTACACGATATCATTTGTCACATCGCAGATGCTGTTCTGGCTGGTGGGATTCGACGTGCAGCACTCATATCATTATTTAGTGCAACGGATGAAGAGATGATCTCTTGTAAGTCAGGTAACTGGTGGGAGCTTAACCCTCAGCGTGGTAGAGCTAACAACTCTGCCGTGTTAATGAGACATAAAGTTAAGAAAGAGTTCTTTATGGATCTGTGGAAAAGAGTTGAAGCATCAGGAGCTGGTGAACCAGGTATCTACCTAAACAATGATAAGGACTGGGGAACAAACCCATGCTGTGAGATTGCTCTTCGTCCTTATCAGTTCTGTAACTTATGTGAGGTTAACGTATCAGATATAGTTGATCAAGATGATTTAAACGCTAGAGTTAAAGTTGCTGCCTTCATAGGTACGTTGCAAGCTGGTTATACAGACTTCCACTACTTACGTGAAGTATGGAAAGATACAACTGAGAAAGACGCTTTGATCGGCGTGTCAATGACAGGTATCGGCTCTAACAAGGTTATGAATCTTGATATGAAGAAAGCCGCTGATATTGTTAAGCGCGAAAACAGTAGAGTTGCAAAGCTCATAGGTATCAACAAAGCTGCACGTACAACATGTGTTAAGCCAGCTGGTACCACATCTCTAGTACTGGGTACATCATCTGGTATACACGCTTGGCATAACAAGCATTACGTGCGTAGACTACGAGTTGGTAAGAATGAAGCTATTTATTCTTACCTAGTTAATAACCATCCTGAGTTAATCGAAGATGAATACTTCAGACCTCATGATACAGCAGTGATCAGTGTACCGCAAGCGGCACCTGAAGGTTCTATTGTAAGAACTGAATCTGCTTTTGATTTACTTGAAAGAGTAAAGGCAGTATCAATAGACTGGGTTTCATCTGGACACAGGAACGGTTCAAACACTCACAATGTTTCTGCTACCATTAGTTTAAAAGCTAATGAGTGGGAAGAAGCTGGTGAGTGGATGTGGAAGAACAGGGAGTACTATAACGGTTTATCTGTTCTACCATATAACGGTGGTACATATACTCAAGCGCCATTTGAGGACATTACTAAAACTAAATTCAATGAAATGGTTAAGTCGCTAGATACTGTTGACTTATCAAATGTAATGGAGACCGAGGATAATACAGATCTCTCTGGTGAGCTAGCTTGCGCAGGCGGATCGTGTGAGGTTACATAACCTAAACTACCGGATACAGAAAAGGGGACGCAAGTCCCCTTTTTTATTCCCCACACTTTTTACTTGGGTTATTAACTTGTACCCAGTTTTCTTTTTCAAACCAGTCTCGTAGCGTAGCTCCTTTCTTCCTCGCTCCTTTAACAAAGCTTTTGCTAGACCGTTTGTAGTCTCCTTTTTTAGCGGCAGTGCGTTTAGCTCTTACAACTTTGTCACGCTCACTCTTGCTCATACCGCGAACCTTAGCAGCGGGTAAACACACTTTCTTTGTGCCTCCACCTTTTACTTTTTTAAACGGATTATTTTTTTGATTGTATGCCATGTTGCTTTTTTAATTCGCGCTTAGCTGATCTAGCCAGCCTAGCCTGCTCAATTTTTCCCATAACCTCTGCTCTCTGCTCAAGAACTGTAAGAATCTGTATCTTTCGTGGTGTTGTGAGTACGACGAGCCTATTTAATAAAAGGAAATAAACAAATGCAAAAACATATCAAAGAGTATGAAAAGTATATAAAAGCAGAAGCCGCTAGGCAATCCTAACGGCTTCGTTTCTCTTTCAACACTTACACCATAAAGTTGGTTGGTGAGATATCTTAAATATTTTTCTTTCTACTTGATTGTACAAAGATAGATAAAAAAATGTTGCATTTGCAAATATTAAAATGAAGTAAATGACAAAAATAACTGAAAACCAGATCCTTTAGGTTTTTTACCTGTACCAACTACCGGGTCTTTGCGTTTTTTCATTGGTCTATTAGTCTGCATATTAATAAACCAATTAGCAAGTTGCTTGTCTCTTGCTGTAGCATCTTTTCTAGCTTTGAGCTTACGTGCTTTCTCTATCGTAACGTCGCCACCATAAAGCTTAGATATTCTAGCTTTAAGTACTCCTCTGTATGCTTTACTTGCCATCTTTCTTCTTACCTAGTCGCTTGCGAACTATGTCTTGAGTCTTACGCATCTTAGCGGCGTACTTAGGATTCTTCTTGCGGTTAAATACTATCTGCTGATTTAAGCTGCTGATAATTCTAGATAAGTTACCACGTCTACTCTTAATTAACCAGCTAGCTAAACCGCTAGCAGATAAATCTCTGAACTTACCTTTAGCGTCAGGTGCGTCAGAGTCATGCCAGTCAGGAGCACCTTTAGGCTTCTTAGCTAACGGGCTACTAGACATGTTGGCTTTGTAATGCTTAAACATTTCTTTGCCTAACTCTTCACCTATTTTAGAGTCAGACTTGTAATGAGCTCTAGCTACGTTTCTACTGTACGATATATCTTTACCAGCTTTTCTAAACTTAGCTGCAGCTTTAGGGTACATATCAGCTAATACTTCACCAATTAAAACGCCCTGTGTTGAGTGACCAGACGGGTACGACGGAGTTTTCGTAGACTTAGCCTCAACGTTATCAAGCTTTATATTTCTTCTCTTAGCTAGTTCACTAGGTCTAGGTCTATTAAAATGTTTTTTTAATTTTAATATAGTACCTCTCGAGTCGTTAATAAGCTTTTTAACTAACGCACTAGGGTATTCTACACCTGCAGCATCAGAAGCTTTTTTAAATGTAGCTTCTATGTCGTCTTTTTCTTCAACAAACTTTTTATTAATAGGAATTTTAGATAACTGCTTGAGCTCCTGATCGGTGTCAAACGAGTTGTCACTAGGCGGTTTACGTTTCATAAACGGCTTTGCATCAAAGTCCTTAAATAAATTAGCCATTACTTTTTCTTCTTACCCATTTTACCAGGTCCACCAGCTTTTGTACAGCGTACTCCCCAGCCTGAAGCATAAGCGCTAGGCCATACTTTAAACTTACGTTTAGCAGCTGTTTTACAAGCCGGACTAATGCCTTTTTTATAAGGCGCTCCTTTCATTTTAAATGCCATGATCTTAACAGTTCCATCTACGTCTAGCAGCTTTACCTCTTTCAGAAGTCCAACTCTTTGATCTAGCGCAGAACGATTTTCTACGTTTAGCAGCTTTACTACCTGGCTTTAGATTTGAAGGCTTAGTAGTTACAGCTGTCTGTAAATTACTACCAGGGTTTTTACTTTTATATTCTTTAACACCTTTCTCTGTCATGCCGCCACCTGCTGCTCCACCGGTAGCGCTTTTGTCTTTAGCAACAGGATTAAAGTTTTTACCTCTACCTATTGTTCTTCGAGGCTCAGCTTTTTTGAAAGGGTTATTTAGTTGCTTATATGGCATTACATTAATTCGTAATGTGTCTTACCGTTCTTCTTAACAGCTTTAAGACACCTGTGTCTGTTCTCTTCTTCTGATACGTAACTAACGTGTATCCACGCTGGGTTTTTATCGTCACCAAACTCCCAGATCATTTGATCATAATCTAGGTGATAGCGCATCCATTGGAACATTGCAGCATTGCTTTTATGCCCATATGTATCATCAAGGTCGATAGCTTGACCTTTACAGTGTTGAGAGTTTTTACTACCACCGATAGCTACGTTTAGCTCAGGTGATCTGTAAAAACTATTTATTTTAATAGGACCACCGACATGTTTACGCAGCGGCTCAAAAACTTTTTCAGCTATTAGCTTCATGTTCTCAAGCTCTTCAACGTCAGGTATATTATCGATACCTCTACGTAAAGCAGTGTTTGAACGAGTGGCTTCTCTATAACTTATATGATCACTTATATTATCCATTATTTTACTATTACTGTTAAAGGATCTGTCGCACTTATGTCAGCCGACGTTTGAGTTGTTAGCTTTAAGCTAAATGAACTATTGTCAAATGTTATACCGTCATCAAACACTAACGTAGTCAAACCTGGTATATCAGTTCTAAGTAAGTAGTACTTATTAGCAGACTCGTCTTCTAAAAACAATTGTATTCTAACATCAGTGCTAGCGTGTGTATTAGCCATGTGTATTGACTCAATGCTATTCTGTTCTTTGTACAGAGCTACTAGAGTTGTAGTTGTAAGACTTGTTATGTTAAATAATTGCATTATGCTAATGTATGAGTTTTTGACATGCTATGATAACGATATATCTGCTGTTTTAGTTACAGGCGATCTTCCGCTGCTATCAACAACAGTAATTCTAAGTGTGTAACTACCTCTATTGTTTATTACATCAAACTGTAAAGTATGGTTGGCAGTTCTTAAGTTCTGACTAACCTTAGCTGTATTAAACAATATAGCGCTTGCTTGTGATGAAGATATCGTTGTAGTATTCCCTCTTAACGCCGTGCTGCTTGACGTTCCAAAACCTGGGAATGTAGACTTGTCTTTATTGGAGCTGATTTCACCTCTAAGATAGTCTAATTCCTCTTGCATCTTTTGCATCTGATACATTAAAGCTGACTCCGCAGGGAATGCATCTAAACCAGCATGCTCGTTATTGTTAAACCTAGTTTCCATCCTTGTCAGGTCAGAACCAGTCTTAGCGTGTATTCTTGAATATCTTTTATTTTCTAATGCCATTATACACTTGTTATAGTTACGTAGCCTCCATAAAACTCGTCAGTTTCTCCGTCTGATAGAACTTCTATAAGTAAATAGTTCGTTGTACTACTTGTGACATCTGTTATATCAGCTTCAGTACCAATGCTTGTCGCACTAGATTTAGATGTTACAGTGCTTGAGTTGATGTTTGCTTCGTATACTTTGTAGTTTTGAGATGTATCACTACCGTGAATCATAGCATGAGTTGCTTTATAACCAGTTGGTATGTTCACGCAAACAAAAGCCGATGCAGAACCAAATGTTTTTAAGTGCACAGAACTACTTCCGATGCTACTGTCGTTTATCATAACAGGTCTACCAACGTCGTCAGCTACAAAGTCTGATGGTAATATCTTTATTCTAGTTGTTGATCCATGCCAACCAAGCACGCTATTTAACGATATTGTTGTGGCTTGATTACCGGTGTCTCCATAAAATATATTACCACTATCGAGATTCGGTACGTCATTAGTTCTACCAATTGCTGATACTAAAAGGCCTTGGCATATAGTACCATTTGTTTTAAGAACAATACCTACGTTTTGTATTTTGTTAGCACTACCAGTTATGTCAGATTTATTTTGAGTTAAATAAGGAGTTGAACCAGAGTCATCAACATATAATATATCACCATCAGATAACCCTGTAAAGCCAGATATGTTGGTATTAAAAACACCTTGTGATATAGCAAAATTATCTTTAGTAGAAGATGTATTCATTTCAGCTTCAGCAACACCTATACACGGCATCTTGCTAGCATCATTAGCATCAGCTATACCAACCTTGATTCTTTCGCTACCACCAATTTCACCTTTGGAATACAGTGGAGCTCCAGCTGGTATAGTTGAGCCTTCATCGTTTCTAATCTGAAGTCTTGATCTTTCCATAGGGTGAGTGCTTTTAACAAGCTCACCACTTGTCGTAACCATTATGGTGTACTCTTCAGTTGATTCTGTTAAATCTTCGAGTATAACCTTGTTTCTAAACCTTGAAACAAAATCCCATATATGTTGACCTATCCACTTAATCATTTAACAACTTTATTGACGACGACGCGACCGTTCCAAATAATACGTACCATATACATTCCTGGAGGCCATAGGGACGCGTCTATCGCGTTCGTATTTGTTTTAGATACTATGATACGCCCATTTGAATCGATCACGTCTACGTCAACGTTTTGATTTATGTTTAACACGTTGCCCACTGGGTTTGGGTAGACAATTAAGTCTTCGCCAGCTAGCACGGATTCTATACCTGTTACACTACAGTAGTCATATGTTGCTTGGCAAGTAGCATCCCAAGCTTCTTCACAGCAATATGGATCAGCTTCAATAACCCAAGCATAACAATCATCGTTAAGCCAGAAGCCATCGCCGTAAGGTTCACCAACACCACTCACGCAACCAACAGCTTCGTATAAGCAGCTTTCGTTATCTGCTACATTAGCGAGTGGTTCAAAGTTATAAGCGTCTACATCCATGCAACCAGCTACTGGGTCGATGCAGTTACCGTTGTCGGTGTTAGCATCTTCGTCGTAGTTTAGAGCTAGTGGGTCCATACAACCATAAATAATCTCAATACAGCTACCGTTGTCTACGTTGGCTTCAGGGTTATAATTGAACATTGTAGGATCAGTACAGCCAAACACAACTTCAATACACTCACCAGGGTCTGTGGCTGTAGCATCGTAGTTAAAAGCTGTTGGGTCTTGACAACCTACTATTTCTAGTTCATCACAAATGCCATCACCATCCGTGTCGTTGATACAGTGATTCATGCAGTCGTAGTATTCTACAGGATATGTACACTCAGTGTTAGTATTAGCTTCTTCGTTATAGTCGCAAGCTAAAGGATCAGTGCAGCCATAGATATGAGGTATACAACCATCGCCGCAGAAAGGTGTAAAGTTATATATAGTCCACTCTGGAGTAGAGAAAGGCTGTAAAGCGCTTTGACCATTGTTCATAAATGGATTATCTCCTTCGTTTAGTAGTGTGTCTCCATTAGCATTTAATACTAATATAGAGTTATGAAGCGTCTGAAAAGCAAGTTCTTGCGGCGACTGTTGCTGAGTACCAGCTTGAAAGTAGTACACATCAACCTCTTCATCAGAGTCTAGCGTTAGCTCCCACGTATGAACAAACTCACCAGGTGCCATACTAAACAACCACTGCTGATCGCCTTGCACCATACCGATGGTGGATGCTCCCCATCCATCACCAGCGTCATCCTCAAGTATAATCTCAAGAGTACAAGGGCTAGCGTAGTCTGCTATAGTAGCTAAGCTATCGTAGTTCAAGGCTGTAGGATCAATACAACCCCAAGTGTGTAATGTCATACAAGTGTCTTGAATCGTAGCAAGTGGGTTGTAATCTACGTAGTCGTCATCCATACAGCCAACTACATCTGGTTCAGGCTCACATGGCTCAGTGAATATAGGACCAGAGTACATAACAATACCATCCCACTCTTCAAAAGCTAAGTCCTCAAGCTCCCATAGAATACTGTCACATGAAGTAATTACGCACGCCCCATCCTGACCGCCTGACGCAGAACCGTTTAGTCCGTCACCAAATAAGTCGTATAAGATTAACTCAAAGCCTAGTTCTACACAGAAGTCATATGTGTATGTTAGCATTTGATCACCGAAGTTATACTCGTTAACAAGCACCTCATGGTAAGGCTGTCCGTTTGATAAGTTCACTAGAGTGAATCCAGTTTCGTTAGGCCAAGTATCAAGAGTTAGCTCCATAGTCACTAAAGCCTGATCTTCGTTACACGATACAACGTTACAACTGCCGTTATCTATATTAGCCCATGGGTTGAAGTTGTTAGCCAACTCGTTCATGCAACCAAACACCGGCACGTCGCAAGGCTCGAGAGTAAAGTCAATTGTGTCTGCGGCTGCGTTGAACTCAAAGTTTGCTTCGTATAGTCCGCAGAAGTTCTTTAACTCGTAGTTACCCTGTCCGAACTCACAACATATACCGTCACCAAAAGTATCACTAATGATAAAAGTGTAATCACCTGCAGGTAAAAACACTGGTGTAGTTAGATATTGATTAGGCTGATACTGCGGGCTTGTTACAAGAATGCTATCGTCTTGCATAATTACCCACGAAGTTTCATTTGGGTATTGATCAACTTGTACAGCTACGTCTAGCCAGCTACCCTGACCCAGTACTGCACTAGCTAAAAGCCAAAACAGTATTACAAAAATGTATCCTAACTTCTTCATTTAAAAATCACTATATATAATTTCATCAACTACACTTTGTACTTCTTTGCGCGTAGCTTCTATCTTCATCATAATATTACCTTGAAATCTTTCGATCTCTTTACCGTTAAATACTATGATAGTAGGTACAACTACAATATCATAGTCAGCTTGGTAAGTGCCATCTTCGATATTAACGTTCATAACACTGCAGTCTTTTAGATCATCTAGATAATCTACTCCATTAGCCTCGTTCCAACCAGCGTTAAACTGTACTACACAAATATCGCTGTTACACATGTTTTGACTTAGCACTGTTCCGCCAACAAGCATAAACAGCATTAACAGTATGTATGTTAACACAGTTTTGAAGTTCAATGTCTCTTCCATAACTATTTTAGTTTGTCAATTTTTTCTTCGATACGATCAAGATCTTCTTTAAGTTCTGATACGTCCTCCTGCGTTGTCATAATGGTCTGACGTACTAGCTTATCTTTCATGTCAAACTCCATGCGAGTTACGTCTGGTGGAAGTGGTTCAGGTAATTCTTTTGCTAAAGCTATATCAGCTTGTAGCGTAAAGTACATACCAATTAAAGCAGCTAAACCTGCTGATGCCATACCGATTGTTTTGAGGTCTAATGTTACTTTAGTATCCTCACCTATTTGTTTTGCCATATCTTAAAAGATTACATAGTTTACACCACACTTAAAGTTGTACCACTCTCTGTTCCAGTACTTGTAATATCTACCTTCGAGAAATACTCCTAAGCTTTTCTTAAACTTCTTACCAAAAATCAAACCACCAGAGTAATCTAACCATTGTCCATCTACCGTATTGTGATACATATATTCACCTCCAGTGTCGTAATGATAGGGTAAAATGTTTCCCCATGAGTGGAACCAGAAGTCGTCTGTAAAGTGATAGAAGTCGTATCCGGCAACCAACGAGTAATTCCATTGATCAGTGAGTTCATTTCTTTTTCTAGCAGTGTATTCAGATAAGATCTCAGGGATAGTGACTGCTTCCCAGACTTCAGTGCTTGTTGCAACGATTGTTCCGTCAGGAGCGAGGTACTCGCCTGTAACAAGGTCGTGTGTATATCCTTCCTCAAGTGCGAGGTAAGTGTAGTGAATATCTCCGTTTGAAAGTCTCCACTCTTCAAGTGGATCATATCCGTAAGGCTCTGAGATACGTTGTGCGATACCTGCGTGAAGAGAGAACTTTTTACCGAGCTTAAGTCTATATCTTTGTGATCCTTCAAAGTACCCAACATCTGCAAACCCGTCTTCAAGGTATTCAACCTTTGCCATGAACTTATCTCCAATGTAGCGAAAAAAGTGGTGTTGGTTGAAGAACTCTCGGCCTTGCTGTCTTTCGTATGTAACCTCTCCAAGGAACTCTATACCGTTGCGCTTACCGATGTTAGCATCAGCAGACCACGATGTTTCTGTTCCGTCGTAGAAAGCGTTGGCTCTGTTTTCATAACCAAACCTAGCGATCTTACGTACACCAATAGATAAGCTGTAGTCAAACGGTGTTGATATAACTTCCTCGTTCAAACCGTCAAGTATTGAGTATACTGTTTGATCTGATACGGAGTTACCTCCGTTAACAGCCGCGTAGAATGTAGAAAACTTAAATGCTTTCTTTAACTCTTGAGCTTGCAGTACTGTGCAGCTAAATAGTAAGGTTAATAATAAACTTAATCGTGGTAGTAACATTTTCCTGATTTGTTTTTAGTTTTCATTTTACAGCGCTCACCGTTACTCTTTGTGTGTGAGCATTGAACTTCGTTTTCTTGTTGAGGAACTTCATCGTGCACCGTGCAAAAGCTTTTACCATCTAAAGCAATATTAGAACATCGCTTACCGGATTTACTAACAGCAGCGCATTGAACTTCTGCATCTCCTTCTTCTCTCTTTTCGTCTTGATCAAGCTTGTTATCTTCAATAACTTGACGTTCTTCTTCGTCTTTAGCTATCTGTCGCTCGAGCTTTTTCTGCTCTTGACGCTCTTCTCTTTCTTCAGCTTTGATTTCTTTAATCTCGTTCTTAGCAGACATCACGTCTTGGTTCTTAATACCAAAGCTCCACTTACTCCAACCCAGTAGCATGGCTACTCTCTTCCACGTTTCGTGATCTGAGTTAGCAGCTTCTTTCAAGTTCTGGTATTTGCTATACAGTCTTGATAAAGGTAGGTTTGTAACAGCCTCAGTAGCGCTAAATACCGCATCGTAAACTGGGTTATCGATATCAGTCTTGTCCATGTAATCGATAACTTCTCTGTTAAACTCCCAAGACTGCAAAGCGCTGTATAGCTTTCTAGCTTTAATACCGATCGGTGGAGATATATTGAGTGCCTCGATAACAGTGTAAGCGTGATCTGGCTCAGTGAAGAACTTATCATCTTTAGCTTTCTCTTCTTGCTCCATGAACTTCAAGATAACGTTCTTTGTTGTAGATACAACAGCACCGCCAATACCGGAACCTCTTAATACAGTATCAAGCATACCGTTAATCATACGCTCTTTCTGCTTGTCATCGATCTTATCTTCTTCGTCGTCACCGAACATTGCTGCGAACAAAGCTTGCTGAAGCCCGTAGAATATCATGTTCTGTATAGCACCGTAGTAAACGATCTTAGAGACATTAGCTGTAGCATCACCTCTTCCGTTAACTAAGTCCTGAGCAGCTTTCTTAATCAAACGATTGTACTGCATAGGTGTGTTTTGGAAAGCCAGTATAAACTTACCAAGAGGTGAAGCCTGCTGTTGAGATATTCTATCTTCTCTTGTAGACTGCTGAGTTTCCTCAGCGATCTCCATCATATCTTCAAACGCTTTTGTTTCAGCGTCTTTCTTAGACATACCTTCTTTGATATACGAATCAACTCTGTTTCTATAGAACGTAGCACCACCAGTTGCAATAGCAAAGCTATCCGCAATTTGCGTCGGTGTAAAACCTAATTGAAGAAGGTAAGCCGTAGCTTTCTTCATTGGGTTTTTAGAATCACGTATCTCTGCTAGTAGCTCTGCCGCGTTAACATCTGTTTGTATTCTACCTCTTCTCTGCTTTAAGAAGTCAGAGTTAAATATCATAGCAACATCAGACCAGTATTGTTTTTGATTTGCAAACGCAGCTGCTGCTTTTAACATATTGTTGTCACTCCAGTTAATAAAGTTAACATTTGAAATCATCTGCAACATAGCTGATCTTGCATTGAAGAACATAGTAGTACCAATAGATCCGTGTATCCAGTTAGTAAAGGTGTTCATTAGTCTACCTTGACCTTGAGATCTGTTACCACCGTTTTCCATACGGAATAGCACATCTTCTAAAGCCTCTCTAAAATTAGAGCCATAAACAGCTTCAATTTTATTCATGTTAGCTTCAGTGAATATAGCGTTTTTATTATCTATCCACTCTTGCAAGTATGTCGATCTAGCGTTTTCAAGAGAATCGTTAATATCAGATGCTATAGTACCACCTAACCAAGAGTCGTCTGGCATAATAGCTTCTCCAACAATAATTCTACTAACACCATCAGCAAATGCTTTCAAGCTAGCGTTACCTTCAACAGCTTTAACAATAGCGTTTAGATCTGTCTGTGATAAACCTGGAACATCAAATCCTTGCTTGTTCCAGTTGTATACTCTTATAGCATCTTCAGTAGTGTACTCTAGCCCTGGCAACTTATCTTTAAGGCTCCTGCGAACATCAGGGAAAGACTTACGCAAGTTCTTTAAATCATTAGCTGCTATTTGGTTTACTCTATTTAAAAGTCTAACACCTTTACTAAACGGATCGAACAAATGCTTCTTGAAGAAGGCGTGGTGCTTGTTACCAATCTCACCTTTACCCATGAAGCTATATAGTAAACCAGCAAAATCATCGGCTGAAGGTGGTATAAAGAATTTAAATCTACCTTTGTTTTTACCACGTTGTCTAGCTTTACCAGCAGAGAACTGCTTGAATCTAGCTACACCTTTAGTTTGCTCTAGTATAATATTAAAGTCTGAATCAAGATCAGCAGCGCCTTCATCGATGATACCATCCATTTTCTTAGGCGCTCTTCTACTAAACTCAGCCTTAGCTTGCTGGACTTTGCTCTTAACATCAAACAGCTCAAACATAGCTTTAACGGCCTCTACGTTTTGTAACGCATCATCCGCGAAGTACATATCATTGTATCCTTCCTTTATTAAGTTCTCAGCGATCCAGTTAGCTTTAGCTTGACCAGTAGAATTACCTAAGCCTACGATGTTGTCAATAGGTATTTCTAAGCTTTGAGATTTCATAAACTCGAATATAGCTTCTTGAGCCTGTGGTGCTCTAGCGGTCAAGATAAACATGTTATCAGTACCAAACTTCTTCGCTAATTTTTTAGCTTTATCAAGCAAAGGTCCAGGCGCTCCGTCAACAACCTTGTTGAACTCTGAGAAATCAAACTCATAGCCTTGACCAAGCAGCTCAACGTAATCTCTAGCATACTCTTCTGCGTTTAACTTACCTTTAGTTCCGTCAGGCGCAGTAAACAACACGCTAGAGTTAGTTGTAGCTAATGTGTCATCAAAATCAAGTACGCTAGCCCCTTTGTTTTTAGCAGGTCGCTTCGAGAAAGATATATTTCCAAATATACCTTGCAGCACTCTCATATCTTTAATTACAGTACCATCACCTCTTGACACAGCGTCGTTCATTTGAACCCACTCTCTACCAATAAACTCTTTGTTAGTACCTTTTTTAGCTGGATCAATGCTTCTAAGAGGTCTAATTCTACTATCGCCAATAGCTTCATACGAGTATTGTCTGCTGTCACCTCTTCCTAATCTCGGAGAAATAAACTTATGACCAGCGTCTGTCACCGCATTATCCATGCTCTTGCTAATAACGCCAGTCTTGTATGGTCTATAAGGTCCACCGCCTTCAAATATACGCATATCAAGTTCACCAGTAGTTAAGTAAGAGTGTATAATCTCTCCAATAGCTTCTTCTTGAGGTTTTAAGTGCTCAAACTCAGTAACAGATCCAATGCTTGCATCACCTCTATTAGCTACTACATCTTCAACACCTTCCATAAAATATTCGAACAAAGCAGCTCGTCTCATAGGCGCTTGCATATTCGAGCCAAGACTAGTTAAAGTCATAGCAAAATCAGCATAGTCGTAACTACTACTAGGGTCATTAGCCTTAGCGTATAGAGAGTCTAATATTATTTTAGTAACAACTCTTGCGTCTTTAGCCTGTTTTTTACCTTTCTCAAATAAATCAGCTTTTGCCTTTTCTGTCTTAGATCTTGACAGTCTAGCTTCTGATGTTTCAGGTATTAACGTAGTATCTAACGGAGCTCCATCAAGAGTATAACCTTTTCCAACTTTTTCTATTTTACCTAAACCAAGAGTGTTAAGTACAGCGATAAAATCAGGTACGCTTTGAAAAGCTTGTTTTCTATTTTTCTGAGGTACCTCTTGGCCTTTTTTATTTCTCTTAGTAGGTTTCCAATTGGGGTCTTTAACAACAACTCTTTCTCCGTCTGGCTCTCTTTTTTCTACAATAAATCTACGATCAGCTATTCTACCCGAGCCAGCAAACATAGGCATAGCGTGAGCTATAAGCATTTCAGCTATTTGCTTATCCGAATAAATTCTATTTCCTTTTTTGTCTAATAGTGCTCTAGCTTCAGCGACAAACAAACCTGGTACAGCTCGCTGCTTGTTTATTCTTACAAGATCTAAGAAATGAGTGCCTATCCTTGTTGTTTTGCCTAATTCGTCTTTTGGTAACTTATCTTCTAATGCTTTTAATATACCTTTTTCACTGTTATTGCTTTCGTATTTAGCTTGTAAAAACTGTTCTAAGCTCACAGGCACATCAACACCGACACCTTTAAGGTTTTGGTTTATAGTGTTGTACTCGTCGGCTTGATCGTATATTTCATTTACTAGCCTTTTAATTTCAGACGTACTAAGTACATTACCATAAACAGACTCAACAGCTACTCTTATAGAGTCTATATCGCCAGTATTAGATGCTGCTACAGCTGTTATTAGATCAGGGTATAATTGATCGAAAGTGTTCTTAACGTTATCTCTTACCTTTACACTAAACATTACCTCAGCTTTACCTTCACCTAATTTAGCAACTACTGCTTCTGATGCAGTACCTTCTTTCATAGCGTGTTCGCGTAGAGCCTGATTGTTGGCTAGCATAGTAGCTTGATTAACTAAAGCATTTATAGCGCTGTCGTATTTTCTATTGTTATCTAGAGTGCCATCTGGTCTAATACCGAAAGCTTCTTTAAACTGCTCGGGTGTTATATCAGTTCGCTTTTGCTGTGTAAATTTACCTGCAGCTGTAGCTCCGTCTTTATATTTTAATCTCTCACCTTTTTCGTAGAAATTATTTAACAACACTCTAGGTACACCAGTAGCTTCTCCGCTTCTAGTCTCACCATCAGGTAACATTTCTAATAAAAACTCTACGTTATCGTTAATAAACTGCTGCGCCGCTTTTCGCTGCTTAGTGTTTAAGTTAGCAGATTTTATAACGTTTTTAGGATTTACGCCGAACTTTTCTGATACGATTTGTAGTGTTTTATACAGTGGCGCATCAACAGAGTTACCAAGCTTTTTAACGTCTTTATACTGTAATCCAGCTATATCAACGGCTGCATCTGCTACAGCTTTGTTTATAGCGGCTTTACCGTCACTGTCAATGTTTAGCTCATTAACAACTTTCTTTGGTTTTCTAGCTTCACGCTCTACGCGAGTTCTACTTAAATCAGCTTCTTCAAGCTGCTGCATGAGCGCATCAGTTTCAGCTTCTATAGTAGCTTCAAACGTAGTTGTTTCACCCATAGGAGCATCAAGAGAAACAGTTTCAAGATTACCGCTTTCTTTATACTCGTTCATAACGTCACCTTTGGCTCTGTATATAACGGATTGACCAGCTCCACCAGCAACACCTGTTAACCAGCCAAACAAACTATCATTTGAAATTCTATAACCAGAATCAGGTTTTACTCTACCTGTTTTCTTATCTACTGTAGGTAAGAATCTTAAACCTATATTTTCTTTAACCTTTCTAGTAAAATCTCTAAGAGCAGCTGGTGGCACCCCGCGCTCTATCATCTTAGTCTGAATTAAACCATCTAGAAGGTTACTTTCTACTATCTTTTGGTATGCATCTACGTAGTCTTGACTGCTCTCCCACTCCTGTTGAGTTTTATACTTAGGAGTTCCATCTTCGTTTTTAGTAAACTGATCAAACTCTTGACGTAGGTCTGGATTAGATCTAATACTAGCAGACAGTGTAGTCATAAAGCTTTCTTCTAGAGCTTCTTCTAGTCTTCCTTCAACAACTCTTCTAGCTTCTTCTCTAGTTTTAGGTTGCTCTACTATACGTCCTTTTGCTCCTTTAGTAAACAAGCTTGTTATACGTTTGTCAGCTATGCCTTTTTTTCTAGATCTTGAGTAGTCTTTCAAAAAGTTTCTAACGTCAACGTCTCCGTCGAATACAATGTCAGTATCTGTATTTTGCATAGACGTTCTACGTAGTAAATCTTTAAACTTACCCACAGCACCACCGTCAATTGTTATATCACCAGATACCATTAGTTCAGAAACCTTAGCAAACAACTCTTCGCCTCTTTGTTCTTTGCTGTATTGGTTTAATAAATCTAACTGTTCTTGAGCTTTTTTAGATATCTTTACGCCTGGACCATCTAGTATTCTATTAATAGCGTCTCCAAATCTATTTCTTAACACAGGGTTAGCTCGTATAGTGTTGAATATAGCTGCATGTAAAAGCTCGTGTGTTCCAGTAGTAGTGACACCATCTTCGTAGATGTTCTTATCATTAAAAAACATCTCGTAGCTAACAACTTTACCACTATTGTCTAATATAGGCACCATAGCACCGTAAATTCGCGTGCCGTCTTCTGACGCAGCTATCTTTACGTTACCTCTTTTTTTAGCGCTGTTCTTCCACTCTTCAAACTGACTAGCAATATCAGCATCGTTCTTCCCATTAGATCTAGTTACATTAATAGCAGGTCCACCTTCAGCAACTAGCCTAGCACTCTCTTCTTCTATGCGTTTGATGTCGTTCTCGTGGTTTTTAAGAACTTCATCTGTAGGTATGCTTTTTAGTATTTGATTTTTACGAGCAAGGTTTTTGTTATAGCCGATGTTCATTTCAGCATAAATCTTTTCTTTCTGCTCTTTAGTCAAGTCTTCAGAAGCTGCAATTTCAGAAAGCCTTACCTCTAAGTTTCTTTGAGACTCGTCTATTTTAAGTAGCTCTGCTTTTTGCTCTTTGCTTAGCGAGTCAACGCGTTTTAAATCAAACGCTATTAGCTCTGCATTTTCCGCGACTAAACTTTGTATGTTTTCCTCAGCTTGTCTTACAGTTTCTTCTGTAGAGTTTGGATCGTTTATAATAGAGTTTAGCTCTTGTATTCTAGCTCTATTAGAATCTAGAACGTCAGATGCCTCAACGCTTTGGAAAGCGCGGTAAGTGTTTCTAAACAAGGTTGGTGCAGATAACGTACCGCCTATTAAAGCACCTGTAACAAACGCTTCATCAACACCGTCGAATATACCAATCTCTTTGTCACCGGCTAGTCTATCAATGTAGTTACCACCCATTTGAGCTAGCGCTTCAGAAGCACCTTCGTCAAATAAATCTAAACCAGCAGCTGCTGTGCTTCTTAAACCTACTTTAAGTACGTCTTTTCTCAAGAAAGTAGTAGCAGCTCTTTTACCTATATCACCGAATAAAAACTTAGAGCTAATACCTCCTGTACCTTTAAGTAAGTTTAACGTTACTTTTTCAGATAAAGCTTCTATAGTACCCGAAGCAAGAGACGCCGCATACATTTCACCAAAACTATGGTTCTGCCCATACATACCACCGGTTCTTCTGTATAAATCTCTAGCGGAGTCCATCTCGCTAAATTTATTACCTGCAGATATACCGCCCATCATAATTAAACCAGCGGTACCTCCAGTAGCCGCGAGCAAAGCTAGTTGCGGAGCTTGACTAGCACCTGTAATCAACGCCCACTCAACGGCACTACCAAAACCATCTATGTCATCGAATTTTGGAGGCTCTACAACTAGAGAGTTAACATGGTTTTTGTAACCATCTATAGACCCTCTGATCTTGTCTCTGCGTTCACCTGAATATAAAGATATACCACCAGTAGGTAAAGCTGTAGCGAACCTTGCGGTTTCAATAACCGCATCTACAAAAGAATCTTCACCGTACAGGTCGACAAGTTCATCACTTAGCGCACCCAAAGGGTTAACCATGTAAGCAAGCTCTAAACCACCTTCACCAAGACTAACTATACCGTTGTGGAAAGATAGAGCCATTTGAGTAGCTACTCTATGATTTTTACTTATTTGATTAGTAAAAGCATTAAGATCTTGCTCTCTAATACTTAATTGCTCTAATTCAGCACCGACCTTTATTACTGAATCATGCAAAGATTTAGAAGAATCTAGAGCTACGTTGTACTCGTCTATTAAATTAGTGTACTTACCAATAAAATCCTGTATCTCCTTATTAGCGTCGTTAATGCCTTGCTCTGTATTTAAATCATATTTGTCTTTAATAGATTTAATGTACTCTTTAGGGTCTCCAAAATCTTTTATTTCAGAAGCTAAACTACTTAACCTATCATTAACGACATTCAGCTGTTGATGGACTAAATCTCCTTCAATAGCTTTTTGTTTAGCGTCATCTTGTATTTGTGCAAAATCTTCTTCAGAGGCGTCTATTATAGCTAACTGCTGTTCTGTTTTACCAAATATAGAGTTAATAGCACCCGTACCTGCTAGCGCACTTCCTTCATAAGTTCCGCCTTCTACAGTTGATTTAGCTATTTCACTAGCTCTATTTTTAATAAGATTAGATCTTATACCCCTGTTTTCTTGAGCTAATATTTCTGATCTTAGCTCGTCAGTACCTTCTAAAGCGTCATAAATATCTTTAAGTTTTCTCTTACCCTTGCCTCTCGTACCGTATACATCGTCTTTAATATCTTTTAATGTGATGTTACCAGCGTTTTTTAAAAACTCTTCAGCTTCAGCAGAGTCAGCAGAACCATAAGCTTCTTCTAAATATTTATTTAAAGCTAAACGTAGTCTAGTATTAAAGTACTTTATTTCGTTAGCTTCTGATTGTTCTCTTATTTGAGTATCTGTTTGGTAGCCTTCGTTTGCAAATTTAAGAACAAGATCTTGATACTTACCAAAGCGATTGATGTTCTGCATGAGAACAGATTCAGAGTCTTTGGTGTTTTCTCTAAGCCAAGCTTCATACACCGCTCGAGGATTTGCTGAAAATTTACCGTATTCATTACCACCAGGTCTAAACTTCCTAGGTAAAACACCGTTAAGTCTACCGCTTACGATGTCATTCATCATACCAGCAAACATGTCACCACTACCGACGTTGTCTTCTGGTATATTAGCCAGCTCTTCACTGTTAGATGCGTAATTGTTGTACACATTTAGAGCCTCAGACTCAATAATTTTTTCGTCTTCCTCTGTAATATCGTACCTCTTTTCAGTCTCTGTTAATCCAGTTACAGAAGAATCTCGCACAATAGTTTCACGAGTTTGCTCTTCCTGTAACGCTTGGTTATAGTGAGGGTCGGACAAAAGAGAATCATTAGCTATAAAGTTGCCTTCAGAATCATAATATTGGGATCTATCTACTTCGTCACTTAAGGTGTTCCAGTAAGTAGAGTTAACATACGACTCTGGTTTTATACCAGCATCTACATCACGCTGGCTAACTGACATAACGTCAGCAGCAGGTGTATCTGCCGTATCCGTGCCTTGCTCCGCCATGTATTGCTGTACTACAGCTGCTATAGACTCTGCTGGTTCATTAGCAGCCTCCATAGCCTCAATTATTTTCAACAACTCTTCGTTCATCTAGTTATTTTTTAACCGTTTTGT